TGCCGAGCACGCCGAACTCGCGAGCACCATAGTCCGTCACGCGCTCCACAACTGGACCGTCGAAGGTCTGAATGGTGCGATCGTATCCATATGACCACACTGGCTCGATGCCAGATGAGACGTTGTCAGCGCACAGTGAGATGGTTCCGGTTGGTGCAATTGATGTCAGATGAGAGTTGCGGATGCCGTTCTTGACAATCAGCTCCTGGACGTCCTCTGGGAGCCGCTGGACGTACTTGCCCTCCAGGTAGCGACCGTCGTAGAGAGGGAACGCTCCCTTCTCTCCTGCGAGGACTGCAGAGGTGCGATAGCACTCGTCGCGTAGAACCGTCAGAACCTCCTCCGTGAACCTCACGAACTCGGGCGAGCCGTAGCTCCACCCTTGGGCCTCTCCAGCATTGGCAAGTCCTGTGACTCCCAGTCCCATGCGCCGCTTGGCCTTGGCCTCCTTCTCCTGCTCATAGAGAGGATAGATGGCTCGGTCTACGACATTGTCCATCATTCGCACGATCGGGGCAATGTCAGCTCGGAACAGGTCCCAGTCAAAGACATGGGATCCGAAGGAGTCGGCAATGTATCGGGTGAGATTGAAGGAGCCCAGGAGGCATGCACCATGCGGTGGCAGCGGCTGCTCTCCGCAGGGATTGGTTGCAGCAATCTGCTCGCAGTACCACAGGTTATTTTCTCGATTGATTGCATCGATGAACAGCACACCGGGCTCGGCCCAGTCCCAGGTGGAGCGCATGATCTGCTCCCAGAGCGCTCGGGCATCAACCGTTGAGTATACACGTCCGCCGAACCTGAGATCGAACGGCTTGCCATCTCGCACACACTCCATGAACTCGTCGGTCACGGCGATTGAGATGTTGAAGCCTGTGAGCTCGGTGTCGTTGTTCTTGGCGTGGATGAACTCCTCAATGTCCGGGTGGTCCACCCGAAGAACGCCCATCTGGGCGCCACGTCTGTGACCTGAGGATGCCACGCACTTGCAGACAGCATCGTAGATCTTCATGAACGAGATCGGACCAGAGGACTGGGACTTGAGCTTGGTGATCAGGTCGCCTCGCGGACGCAGGGTGCTGAAGTCGTACCCGATGCCACCACCCATGCGCATTGTTGCTGCTGCCTGTGTGGCGCGTGACATGATGGAGCCCTCTCCCTCCACGAAGGAGTCCTCGATGGTTCCGGACACAAAGCAGTTGTATGGTGTCACGGCCTTCGGCGCGCCCATGGCAGCCTGAACTCTGCCAGCTGGCATGAATCGCATGTCGAGCAGGATGTCTCGTGTTGCATGGAAGTGCTGATCATCGTCCTTCAACGCGCTGGCCACACGGCTCATTGCCTCGCGGAAGGTCTCGCCTGTCAGGCGGTATTTTGTCTGGTGTATCTCTTGGGAAATTGGAAGCTCAGGGCCGTGCATCTGGGTCCTCTTTGTGATTAGATTTGGAAGTGGAGGTCCGAGACGATAGCGGCCTTGGCAGTCGTAGGAAATATGGTGTCTCATGGCATCTTCAGGACGGTGAGCTTCTTCGCTGCTCTGGTGATTGCAGTGTAGAGCCAGCGCTTCCCATCAGCTCTGAAGGCACGTGACTCATCATACACGAACACGTGATCCCACTGCGATCCCTGGGCCTTGTGACAGGTCAGGGCGTACCCGAAGTCGAACTTCTCTGCCTCACTTGTCTCGTACCACTCTGGCTCCTCAGCCCAGACCTCGATCTTCTGGACCGCGCGCTCGTCGTCCTCGGGATGCATCTGCGCCAGATAGGTGCGGTCTCCCATCTCAGCCGGGGCAACAACCTGCCAGATCTGACCATTCAACAGTCCGATCTTGTGGTTGTTCTTCAGACAGACCATCCGGTCGCCAGGAACAGGAAGGCCCTCGCGACCAAGTGCTGCGCGCATCTTGGTGTTTATCGCATGCCTCGTCTTGTTGCGTCCAACCAGGATCTGATCAGCAGCCATGAGATCGGAGCGGAAGTACTGGGACTTGGTCCCCGATGCCCAGATGTCGCAGCCGCCATCAGAGAAGCCAGCGGGAAGAGACAGGCCCTCGCGAGCCATCGTGGCGAGCCGAATGATGGGTGACTCCTCGGCCTGTCGGTGAATCTCAGTGAGCATGGTGTCGGGCGTCGCGTTTGTGAAGGCTCCCTCTCCACCAACTGGTGGCAGCTGGGCTGGGTCGCCCAGAACAAGAACCTTGACACCAAAGCTGAGGATGTCCTCGGCCATCTGTGCATCGACCATGGAGCACTCGTCCACAACAAGAAGATCAGACTGCAAGAGCTCGCTCTCATAGTTGATGTTGAACATTGGTCTGCCAAGATTCAGCTTCTCCTGCTCTATGAGGTCAGAGACCTCCTCCAACTCTGCCAGTCTGCCCGCTGCAGCAAGGGCATCGCGCCTTGCCTCAAGCTGCTCCAGACGAGCCTTGGACTTGAAGGCAGGGACGTATATCAGCTTGTGAAGCGTCTGTGCTCCAGGACAGCCCTTCTCCCGAAGCACCAGAGCAGCCTTGCCAGTGTAGGCTGCGAAGAGTGGATTGGTGCAGGACTCTGCGAGGTGCATGGCAAGAGTGGTCTTGCCAGTTCCGGCATATCCGAAGAGCCTGTAGAGCTGCTGATCACTGTCGCGCAGCCACCTGTTCACATCTTTGAGCGCCTGCTCCTGCTGTGGTGAGAATCTCATGTCAGTGGTCTCAGCTCCACGATCTTGGTGTGCTCGACTCCAGGCCTGTGATTGGCAATCTCTCGCACGACATCACAGTTTCTGGGCTTCCCCTGAGAAGATGTCACAATCTCCACCCTGGCATTCTGTGGGCACTTCTTGAGCTGCTCGATAAGTTCTTCGACGGTCATGCTGCGTAGTTCCTCCAGCCCTTGGTTGCGTGAAGCTGCTTCTGGCGCTTGCCAGAGTTGACATATGCCAGGATGCGACCGGAAGTCGCTCTCTTCTGAACGCTTCGCTTCTTCTCACTCTTGCGAGCGATGCGAGCCCACATGGATATGATGCGCTGTGGCTCCCTGGAGATCTCTCCAGCGACGCAGGGAGCGAGCTGCCCCAGCTGTGCCGAGAAGCGCTTCTCAAGGTCCTCCAGTGACTCTCCATATCCCGGCAACATCTTCTCCTTGGCGATGTCGCGAGCGGTCTCTAGTGCTGCTTGTCTCATTTCATGTTCTCCGTTTCTGAGGGATGCCCGGTGATTGAAGGCTCACCGGGCAAGGCCATCTCAGAGGCTCCTAGAACGGAACCTCGTCGTCATCAGCAGTGCCGCCCTTGGCATCAGACTTGTCCGCAGTGGACATGTCAGCCTTGGCCGCGCCATCAGACACCATGGCGTTGAACGCCTCAGCCTCTTGGAAGAGTGAGTCCGCAGGAGCATAGCGGCACTCCTTGGCCGTCTCTGCGTCAAACTCGATCTTGAAGTTGTGGTACTTCTGGCCCCGCTTGTTCTCATCGCGGAACGTCGTGAGACGATAGCGGTGAGCCCAGAGAGGAAGGCGGATCTTGCGACCGCCGTCCAGCGCAAGAACCTGAGAGGACGCCTTGGTCATCAGCTTCTTGTACTGCTTGAGCTTGGTTGATGTGAACGACACGACAACGCGCTCAAAGCCGCCATCGTCATCCAGCAGGAGCGCATAGAGATAGATCGTCTCAACGAGCTCATGCTTGCCATCCGGCCCGCACCGGGGGTTCAGTCGGTCCTCAGCGGCGTCCAGCGCCTCTGTGACAAACTGCGAGTCAGGCTCGTGAATCGCAACCAGACCACCGCCGTCATCGACAGGGACCCACTCGACATACACACGCTGACGCGCTACAGGAATGATTGCAACACCATCCGCACCAGGATAGACCGTCTCCATCACATTGTTGTAGAGGTCTCCCGCTGCGCCGTCACCGTTGCCGACCACCTCAGAGTTGGCCTGTAGCAGGTTCAGGAATGGGATTGCGAGCTCTGAGGAATCCATGCCCTCAAAGCCTGTGGCACCGTCATAGCCATCATAGGCCGCTACTGCGCCGGAGGTGGCTTCCTTCTTTGCCACCGCTGTACTACTCTTACCAGCCATTTCTTACTCCTTCTATGGCTTCTTCAACTGGGATTTGAGAGGCCCCATGCCTCATCCGGTGGTTGTCTTCGCACGACGAACTCGCCGCACTCCCAACAGTTCCATCGGAATCTCCGTGCCCTCCTCAAGCTGCTCTCGAACCCAAGAGGAAAGCGTTGAGGGGTGAACACCGCGCTCGAAGCGACCCGGACGAGAGGCTCCTGCGATCATCTCGCGCGCCGCCTTCTCCTCGTCCTCACCCTTCCCGAACGCAAATATCGCCTGACGCTTCACAAGCGCGCCATGGCCGTTGTCTTCAAGCCAGTCCCAGGCAGATTCACGGTCGTCCTTCTTGGGCGACGCTGAGACCTTCTCCTCGATCTTGACCTTGACGCCGGACTTGGTGGTGAGCTCCTCGACCTCCATGTCTTCCATGCGCTCTGGGATCTTGACCTCTCGCAGCTCTCGTGCAGCGGCCTTGGCCTTCTTCAGCTCTTCTTCAAGACGCTCGACCTCCTCGTCGGCTCTCTGAAGATCGTCCACCAGCCCAGATATGACAGCGATGGCGTTGTCGCCCGCGCCGGACTGTTCCTTGGTCCAGTTGTCCCAGTCGTTGCTCATGCTGTCACAAACTCCTCTCTGTGGCGGGCCAGGATCGTGTCCCGGAACCAGTTTCCGCCTGTTCCTGTGTCGGGGAAGCCCAGGTCAACATGGGCGCTGAACATCTCAATTGACATGCCCTCGTACGGCGTGTGTCGAATAAGCTTCTTCTCACCTGTCTCAGTGTGGCGGGCCTCATGCCAGATCTTGCAGACATCGTCGTCACAGTCTGTCTCAGTCCAGTACTCCCAGTACTTGTAGGTGAATCTGTGCTCTTTGGTTTCCATGATTACTGCTCCGTTTCTGAGAGCATGCATGCCCGACCGTCCGACAGAAGTAAACTAAGAAATATCTGCCTCAACAGGAACGTATCTTCCCTGATGTCCGTTCCACTGCAGCATGTTGACACGACCATCGTTGATGTCAGCAGCAATCGAACACGCAAGTGCCATCAAGATCGGATTGCCAATGCAGAGGATGAAGTCGTCGTCTCCATAGTTCTCCAACTTGACGTACAGCTCCTCGATTATGGGCTCAGGGTTGAATGGCTTCGCAGTCGGAGACAGCAGCTCAACCAGCTCACCATGCTCCTCAGCGGGTGTGATGTCGAACACAGGCTCTATCTCACCTGTGTCTCGGTTCCGGCGCTTGGCCAGCTGGACTACATAGACGTGAGCCATTCTCTTCCCTCGTCACCCAACACAGACTGGGCGATGTCGTTCTTCTTCAACAGAGCCTCTGTGATGCGCTCGTCGATGCTGCCAGGTGCAACGATGTCAATATAGCTCACAGGATGCTCCTGGCCAATCCGGTGCGCTCTGTCTTCTGACTGAAGACGATCGGTCAGCTTGAAGGAGTTGCTGTAGTAGATGACCGTCGTGGCAGCGTGGAGCGTGAGACCAGTGCCTGCAGCTGCGGGGTTGGCGACGAACCACTTGGCATCTCCATTCTGGAAGCGTTCAATAGCATCCGCCCGATCTTCTGTCGAAGTTCCTCCATCATATCGAACCGCACTCTCTCCAAGTGCCTCACAAATGCTGTCGATGTCTCTTCGGAATCGAGCCCAGATGATGGCCTTGCCTGCGACACCCTCACACACGTCCTTGAGGGCGTTGAGTCGAGGGTTTGTCTTGAAGGAGTGCCAGACTCCCTCGTCTGGGTCCACAGGAAGGTATCCGCAGGTGATCTGCTGAAGTCGCAGCAGGCGAACGATTGCAAGCTGGGCTGTGACAAGCTCGCCGGAGTCCAGCCAGAGCATGAACTCTTCTTTGATCTGCTCATACATCTTCTCCTGTTCTGCTGTGAGTTCGAAGTAGCGATAGCTGTACAGCTTCGGAGGAAGATCAAGTGCGTCCTCCTTGGTCACACGTGAGACGTGCGGAGCCAGGATGCCATTGAGCTCATCAACGTTGCGATAGCCAACACAGTACTCATACTCTCTTCCATTCTCCCCGGAGGTGGCCTTGCGCCACACCCCGAAGTAGTGCTTGAACGCGGCATACGCGCTGAAGCCATGCGGGTGCCAGAAGTCGGCCTGCAAGAACTTCATGATGGTGTAGACGTCCAGCGGTCCATTGGCAACAGGTGTCCCCGTGAGCACACGACGGTATGGGGCATACTTGCTGGCAGCCAGGAGCGTCTTGGTGCGCTTGGCGCTTGGCGCCTTGATGTAGTGGGCCTCGTCCAGCACGAACAGACAGCGCCGCTTCTCGAGAAACTTCTTGGCGTAGGGCTTGCCTTTCGTTGTCATGAAGGCGTTGTACGACATGGCAAGGAACGCGAGCCCAGGTGTCTCGAGGCACAGCTTCTGTCCGGCCTGGTGAAGCTTGGTACCAGCCTTGCCTGAGTGGTAGCAGAACGGCTGCACAGGCACGTCGGATGGCATGTGAGCGGGAAGCTCCTTCGAGATCCAGTTGGTGTGCACCCCGTTGGGCGCGACCACGAACACAGCATCGATCAGCCCCTGTCTGTACAGCCACTGGGCGGTGTCAATTGTGAGCTTGGTCTTGCCAGTGCCCTGCTCCCACAGGATGGCGCGCATCTCCTCTTCGCGGGAGATGTCCCACTCTGTGCGCTGGTGCTCGAAGGGCTCGAATGTGAACTGCATCTATGTCTCGCTTTCTTGCCGTGAACTGTAGGCTGATCTCGGCTCCGAGCGATACGCCCAGGAGCGCTCGTGATGTCGATTGTTGCCAAAGGGAGTAAAGGGGAGTAATTTTCCTGTTAACCAAAGTAGCCTAAACCACTGAAAATAAAGGCTTTACTCCCCTTTACTCTATTTACTCTATATAAAAGTAATAGAGTTAGTTTCCTGCGACAGCGGTCGGATGGAAAGATGGAGAGCGATGGGGAGTATTCAGAGTAAAAGGGAGTAGCACCCTGTAATTGCTAGTGTTTTGCTACTCCCTATGGAGTTTGAAAGGGGAGTAGGCTACGCCCGATATCTTCCGTTCCACACCGTCAGCATGGTGCGGCATCCGTTCGGATAGGTCAGAATGTGACTGATGGAGTGCCCAGACGGACCTGACATGAACGCAAAGTCGAGGTGGCAGGCACCTGCCGACCACACGTCATTGTCGATTGTTGCAGTGTGGTCGTGACCCTTGTTGATCTTGCGACCCAGCTTTGTGAGGTTGCGTGTGGAGCCACGAGCACCATTTGGACCCTCGTCACCATGCAGGGAGAACTCGATGCCCACCAGCTCGAATGGCTCATCTGGCTTGAGGAACTCGATGCCCTCGTTCAGTCCGGAGCGCTTGAGAGCCCACTCGCTGTACTGCCACTGCTCTTCTGACTCCATGGCCTCGATGCGCGCAAGCCATGCGGTGAAGAAGTGCTTCGCATTGAGAAGGTCGTCCTTCCAGTTGGCGTCGTCAAGCCACTTCTCGCCATGCCGGTCGTGGTTCGAGTTGACAACGTACATCTGAGTGTGTCTTCCGGCGTCGTCGAACTCGTTTGCAACCTGTGCGGTCAGGCTGTTCTCGCCATCCACACTCTCCTCGCCACGCAGCATCTTCTCGTACATGCGCGAGGGAACCTTCATCTCATGGTGTGATCGCGAGCGGAACGAGAGCAGATCGTGCATGAACTGATTCTCAGGCTCCAGGTCTTCAAGAATGGCGCAGCAGTCGCCAATGACCTCTTCCTCGATCTCGGCTGCATGAACGTCGCCCCAGTTGATGGCAATCGGACGAACGCCCCGAGTGATCTTTCCATCGTAGCGAGTTGTCAGATCATAGAAGACGCCGCTCTGATCAGCCTCTAGCTGACGCACCCACCAGTTGCCGACCGAGTCCACCTCGACGAGCAGCGCGCTGTAGGAGTGCCAGAACTCGGCCTTCAGGCCTGCCCGCTTCTGAATGTAGTTGCGCTGAGTCACAGTGCCAGTCGTCCAGTTGAACTTGGTTGGCTCCTTCTTCAGCGATGCGACAGAGCGCATTGCCAGCTTTGCATGCGGGAAGATGCCCGACTCTCGACGGGTGTATCCCTCCAGCGATGTCAGCGGAGAGCTGTCTGTTGGCAGGATGTTCATCTCAGAGCACCAGACGAGCCCAGGAGCAAGTCGATATCTCTCTGGGCGACCCGGCCCATCGCAGAAGTGCGGTGCCAGGTGATCGTCGTACCAGCAGGATGCAAGGTCGTCCTGGGTTGGCGCGTGTCCCACCTTGACCGACTTCGCATTCGCATAGGATGACTTGTTGTAGGTGTATCGCGCGACCATGATCTCGGCCTTGAGATCCTCGGCGGCCAGCAGCAGGTTGTTCCAGAATGCCTCGTGAACAGGCGTGTTGTTCTGGGCACTCGTCAGGATGTAGCGCTTGACACGTCCATCCTCCGGAAGGGGAAGGTCCTTGGGCTCTCGGTACTCGACGCGCCCACCAGCCGTTGGCAGGTGCATGTTGTTCTTGCGAAGAATCTTCTTGAGTGTGGCATGCCCAATGCCAAACTGCTCCATGGTGGCATTGACTGCCCTGTCATTCTCCAAGTAGAAGGCGCATATGGCCCCCTCGTCGTGGCCGGGCCTGCTGGTGTCAATGTTGTGCTCAGCCAAGACCCTGCGTATTGTCCGCTCACCGTATGGGAGCTGTGCGAAGGTTGCTGCCAGCGTCCCCTCTCGACGATAGGTGTCGACGACGAGTACCTCGTCCACCTCCGTCTCGCTCTCCTTGCGAAGATCTCCTGCGTACTTTCGGACGGTTTCCGCGCCCACTTGGCAGATGCGAGCTGTCTCAGCTGCGTTCTGCTTTTCTGAGAAGACGCGCCGAATCTCAGCGATCTTCTGCTCAGTTAGTTGTGACAATTAGCTGCCTCCGTTGGACCATGACTGGAAGAACAAAAGTATAGCTGTCGCAAGCGCTGTGCCCAATGCTGACAGGCCTCCCCATAGCACTCTTCCTGTCACCTTTCCCGTGCCCAGGCGGAGGCGACGGAGGTAGGCGAAGTCCTGCTGCATCTCGAGAGCGTTCTCATGGTCGATCCCAAGAGTCGTCAAGACACGACGGACGCCATCAACGACAGCGTCCTCAACCTCATCTTTTGTAATTGGGTCACTGCTCATCCGTCAACTCATCCCGATAGTAGGTGAGTTGGTCCATGGCATCCTGGGCCCATCTCACGATCTCTGCAAGATTGAGAGATAGCCGCTCAACATCTTCAGGGCTCGCGACAAACACCTCTTCATTCAATGATTCACCCGGCTTTAGAGCACGGAACTCAATTTCAGCGAACTCAATCGGATCCGGAAGAGGAAGCGGTGGCTTCTTGGGCTCGGGAAGTTCGATCGGGACAGTCCTGACCTCCACCGGAGGTGGCACACTCGAGCAGGCTGCCAAGCTCATTGACAATAGAACTAGCAGCAGTCCCAGCTGCGGCAGGATCGGAGGCGGCAAGCGCGTTGAGATCGACTGCGTCAAGCTCCTCAGCCAGTCTAGAGACTCGTGCCCGATTGGCAGCGGCTCTTGTCTGTAGGGTTGCAACATCATCACCAAACTCTTCTAGCGTCGTCTGGAACGAGAGGATTGACTGCTGCGCCGCGTCGAGCGTCTCCGACTGGAGCGCGAGCCCCGCTTTGAGCTCTTCGACCTGGACTTCGAGGACTTCCCTGGCATTGATGGCATCCTTGTAGTTGAAATACAGTCTGCCAAGCGTACCCGCAATCGCGACAATCGCCAAGCCCCCAGCTATTGTGCGCCAGTTTGCCACTGCACCCCAGAAGATCTTTCCAATCATCATCATCTTGATGCCTGTCCTCCACCAGCTGTGTTGATGTGCTGCCATGTTGCTCCGAACACATAGGAGCCCAGGGAGGCGCCAATCGTCAGGAAGGCTGAGGAGATGGCCGTGCGGGCTGTCTCTGTGTCGTTTCCGGACCAGAGGACGTATGCGATGACGGCCATGCAGAAGCCGACAATCACAATCATGAACCTGCGTCGATGGCGAAACAGATCCTTCTGTGTGACGATGTCAGTCTGGGAGGAGCTCATAGTGTGGTCCGTCCGGGAAGGCTCGCTTGCCCTCCTCCAGCTTGCGTTGAACATAGTCGGCCTGGGCCTGTCTCAGGGACTGGTTGAGGCCGTTGATCTTGATCCATGCACCACCCCACCGGATGGGGACATCAAGCTCCTCTGCGGCGATCTGCATGGCGTCTGCGATGTCGTATATGGGCTCCCACTCCCAGCGCGGTTGGCCATCGATCCACGGCACGAGGTCCACGGCGTGGCCGAAGCCGTCCGACTGCTTCTGATGCTTGGAGATCTTGTGATATCCGTCCAGCTGGCTCGCCTTCTTTCGGAACAGGCGGTTCTGTCGCCGCGCTGATCGAACGCCCTCGAAGACTGTGAAGTCGCTGTCAGTGAGGACGATGGCTCGCTTGACGACAGCCACCATTCGTGGGTGAACGCCCATGAGGCGCATCTTCGATCGGGCTCCCAGTCTGTATCCCATCTTGTTCTCCTAGTTCACAATCGTTATGACAGGCTGGGGTGGTGTCGAGGGTGCAACCCCACCCTCTTTCAATACTACGTACACTGACACCTTGGAAAGGTTCGCCTTTGCGGCAGTTGCAGCGTCCAGCATGACAGCATAGGCGCTGGCTTTTGAGACGTTCGCCTGATCAGCTGTTGGCTGCTTCAGAACTGCATAGGCGCTGGCTTTTGAGACGTCGGACATGGCTCTCTACGCCGCCGAGACCAGCAGCAGCTCCATTCCGTTGATGTCTGCGATTGTCCACTCGAGTGCCGTGGCCAGGTTGGTCTCGTACACCTCGTAGTGTCGGCCGAAGCCCGCTCCAAGCGTCTGTGCAGCGTTCAGAACGTCTCCAGAGCCCGTTTTGAGGCCCATCTGCACCCCTGTTGGGCCACCACCTGAGTTGCGTCCTCTGGCGCCCACGCACACGGCGAGGGGTGTCAGCCCCTGGGCTGTTGCTGTGAGGTCGCCCAGAGTGAAGGCGGCGCGCTGGCCCGCAGTGTCTGAAGCAAGGACTGCAAGGTCATCCAGAGTGACTGCATTGATGTCTGTGACCGCACCGCCGGACCACGTGTTCTCGGTTCCTGCTCCTGTGATCTCGAGAGTGGCAACTCGCATCTCAGTTGTCTGCTCGTCCGCCACTATCAACTCACGGAATCCCTGACCGTTGGTGGTCTCGTTGCCACCAGGTCTCACGCTGGTGAACAGAAGCGCGCCAAGTCCGGCAATGCTGCTGTCGATATTGCCAGAGTAGTTGGCGATTGAGATCTTGTCGAAGAACACGTCAATCGTGCCAGTTCCATCACCGTTTATTACGAGGTGCACGTCCACCTGCATCTCGCTGTCGGATGGGAGTCCAAAGGAAACGCCCTGGTTCACGTATGATCCTGAGACGTTGACCTCGAACTCCAGTGATCCATTTTCCTGATCAAAGCGGAAGATGCCCAGATCGTTGACCTCGTCTCGACACTCGAAGAACTGTCTGTCAGTCGAGGAGCCCAGGGGAGGGAAAGTTGTTACAAAGTGGATCCACACGTCGGTGGGCTGTGCGCCATCAAGGACGGCCACCGCGCCGTTGCGAGGGTTTGTGACTCCGTCGCTGCTCGTTCCTGACAACACCAGGATCTGAGCGCGCTGAAAGTCGGCATCGTTCTCGGTTGCGGAGCTGTCAACTGTGCCACCGATGGTGGTGAAGGACTCGAACTCGTTCGCAGCAAACAGGATTGTCATGGCTTGGTTCCCTGCAGTGTGATTGTGATGTCGGCAAGAGTTGCGTCAGGCGCGGCAGGGGCCACCACCTCGAATGTGTCGCCGATGGCAAAGTTCTGCCCGGATGCGACCGTGAATGTTCCCGTGGTCGCTCCGATTGCGAAGTTGAGTGTTCCGATTGATGCACCATTCTTCTGAAGATCGAAGTCTGTGGATGCAGTGGCTGCAACTCCTGAGACGGCCAGAGAGCCAGCAAGATTCACAGATGTGTCAACGGCCTGTGCAAACAGGAGCCTTGAGAGAACCTGACTCGCAACAGGCACACCAGGAAGATACAGACCATAGTCTGCAAGTGAGGAGCCACCTCCCCCACCAGAAGATCCGCCACCATAGGACTTAACGTCTGTGGCATCAGAGTGTAGGAGAAGCTGCTCGCCATCTGCAACATCAACTGATGCACCGCCACCGCCAGTGACCTGGACCGTGGCCGTCTGTCCGGACTGATTGTCAACTGCGAAGAGGCGCTCGTTGGCTGGCACCTCAAGATTGTAGGCTCCAGCTGGAGCACCTGTGAGGGCGAGAACAACCGCGCGGTTGAACACGGCTGCTGCCACGGCAATGGTTCCTCCAGCAGCCGTGTCTACGTCCGAGCTTGCATTGCCTGCATTGTCAAGGGCGACGATGGCCTCGTTGATTGTCACAACCTTGTTGGACTGTGACTCTAGAACCTCTGTTATGCCAAGATTCGGTGTTGCCATTCTATGTCGTCTCCAAGGTCACATCACCGGGGAAGCCCCGGCCCACGACCGCACTGATCTGATAAACTACTACACTCAACTGCGCTGGAAGGCTACCGAAGTCAGTCGCGATATCGGCAGCTGCGTAGTTGACGGTCTCCGTGGCCGATGCGAGCGTTCTGAGCACAGTCCCTCCTGGGCCGTCCAGAATGTCAACCTCGTAGGACTCTGACTGCTCGCTGAGCGGAACGTCACCAGAGAGCAGGAAGTCGTCCTCCCCACCAATCCGCGTTCGGCGCACCCAAGAGAGGTCAAGCCCAGAGGCACCGTCGTCAGCAAGCGCGATGTGCACGGGAGAGTAAGGCTTGAGATCTCGGCCCGTGTCAGTGTAGCTCACGTCCTCCGCGTCCTCATAGAGCTGTCCAATTGTGACAGGACGATATGTCTGGGTGGAGTTGATGATGGATACAGCCTCGCTGAAGATGTCTGTCACAGTTGCATCCAGAAGATAGACTGCGTCCCCAACCTGATGCCCAGAGGCGAGGGCGTCGGTTCCTCGTCGACCGCGCAGCAGACGTGAGACCTCCACAGTGTCTGTGTCCACGATTGTTGCGTTGGCGAACTGGAGATACTCGATGTTGCCATCTCGCACGATTGCGAGCAGGTTGCGACCAGCCAGAACATCGTCGTCATCAACTGACTCGAACGAGTCAATGCCCTGTGTCACTGTGATCTGGAAGCTCTCTTCCACGAAGCGATTGACAGTCTCGTCCATGTCCGTGGGCGCGGTCTCCAACACACCGTGTGCAGCACCCTGCAGCTGCTTGCCAACCTCGCTCACGGTCGACGAGCCAGTCTGTCGGAACAGGATTACACCGGGCCATGTGGGTTGTCCATTGGATGCCCAGTACGTGACGGTCTGCTCCTGGCCAGCACTGTCCTGATCTCGAAGCAGTGGACCGTCGATGATGAACACCAGGGAGTCGCCCGTGTTGGGGATGTTCGCCTGGAAGTGGTTGTCAGATCCAGCGCCTGTGATCTCAGACAGATAGAGCCCCGTTGTCTCAACGACCTGCTCCATCTCGATGTTGAAGTTGGCACCGATGTCTGCACGGCGCATGCGACCCTCAATGGTGTCACCGTTGTCAAGATTCAGAGTTATGACGTCTCCAGCATCTAGATGCAGGTATCTCTGAGGCAGTCTGGAGCGAACACGCTCTCGCTCGGCCCATGCTGCATACAGCTTCACCTGTGCCGATTGTCGAGGAAGGTCAGGGTCGCAGGCGCCATTGTACGCAAAGCTGTCAACTGTCTGAGAAAACTGCGTCACAGATGATCTCTCGTCCGCTTGGACCGACTCCTGGTAGTCGAGATCGATGTCTCGGTAGCCAACCTCGAACCGTCGAGGCAGCTCGTCCTCCTCGATGAAGGCTCTGAGATATGGCTCGCCCTCGTTGTCCTGCGTGGGAACCAGATCTGCCTCTGGAATTGTCTGGGCGCTGGCACCACCACGCGGGAAGAACTTCAGAACAAAGTCGCTCTCCACCACCTCGATCTCAAGCAGGTCAAGGAGTGGGCCGACGGCGTCAGCAGCCGTTCCTCTCTCAGTGACAATCAGGGATCTCAGGCCAGCCTTCGAGGTTGGCACCTGGGAGACATCTATGTCGCTCTCTGACAGCCCAGACCGGAGACACATCTGACGCACGACGCTCTGTGGGTCCATGTCCGATCCACCCTCAGCGCCGAAGGCGAGAGTGTATTGGAAGTATCCCGTTGGACCAAGTCCAGGGTTGGAGTTTGCCAGATAGAAGCTGTCGCTTGGCCCGTGCCAGAATATTGATGTGAAGTTGTTGATTGAGAAGCTCAGAACTTCTGGATTGCTGTCCGAGCCATCAAACACCGTGCTGCCATCATAGAGGTCATCAACCTCCCCAGTGGTCAGATTTATTGATATCACCCTCTGAGACCTGGCCCAGGCCCACGTGCCTCCATCCAGCACAAGGCCACCTGCCACATTTGGCTGGGGAAGGAATGCCAGGTTCTGTGAGATCCATGATGTCACGTTGTTGGTCGACCATCTCCACATGAAGTTGCCTGTGTCCGTGGCGATGGCCATGATCAGACTCTTAAGGGTCGTGTCGTAGTGAAGCTGCATGCTGAACGTTGACAGGTCAAAGTTCACAGCTGAAGCATCGATCTCACTCGGCAGGAATGTTCGGGCCAGAACAACTCCGCCAGAGGTTGCCCTGTAGAGCTTGATCTGCGTGGCAGAGTAGATGGCCACGAAGGCCTCCCCTGTGTCCCCAGAGACAGGGTTGGTCACATCCTCGCCAGCCACCGTGAGAATGTCAGCAAGAAGCGGCGCGTTTGGTGTTGAGCCAGATGGTGCCGTGGTGAAGTTGAGAAGCTCAAAGCCCTCATCCGAGAAGACATCATTCAGCTTTCTCATCAGCCATATGTCCTGAGCGATGCCAGGAATGGGCGCGACCGCTGCCACCCTGCTGAGAGGTCTGGTGATCTTGATCTGCGACAGATCTACAGCAGACCACTTGGCGATGTCTCGTCCGAGTGACGAGGTGGTTGGGGCGACAATCAAGTTGCCATCATTTGCAATTCCAACGAGAGCGTTGGAAACGCTCGGTGGATCCAACTCTCCGAGCTTGAGCCCTGTGTTGGGATCAAATACCAACCAGTCTTCAGATGACGAGTTTGGGACACCAGCCCTGCCATAGGCTCTACCAGTGAGTCGGTCGAACAGCGTCACCCCACCAGCTCCTCCAGCATCTGTGAGGAGGGCATGGTCCTCTCTCTGAAGCGCTGCAACCACGTCGCCTGAGAACACCTCGAACGAGAATGCCGGAATCCGATTGCCAAAGTTGGCCAGCGGGAAGCGCTCGAAGACGATGTAGCAGATGCCGCGATAGGCGGGTGTGTTGTTGACCCCAACGCTCTCTTCGATCAGAGGATCAGGTAGCTGCGTCTCTGAACCAGTGTAGAGCCGGAACTGAAGGCCATCGATCTGCTCGCCATTGAATGCATCGAACACAATCTTGCCATCAGCCCAGATGCGAGACACAGACTCGATTGGTCCCTCGCAGATCAGAGCTGCCAGATCCACATAGTACAGGAATGTTGTCGTCGTGGTCTGCTGCTTGGGCGATCCCTTGCCACCCGTTGTCTGAGTCGTGGTCGACTTCTCTTCAACAATGTTGTTGGCCCAGATGATGTTGCCCAGGTAGCGATCCTGACCAAAGCCAAACGGGATCTCCTTGTCGTACTCAGACGAGGTGATTCCGAACTCGCTGGTCTTTCCCTGCGAGGTGCTGATCTTGGTTGTTGGAAGAAGAAAGCCCACTACGCACCTCCCTCAATCTTGGGGAAGCGCAGCACATGCGTGATGTCCGGCACCCAGACCGCGAGTGGCTCCTCAACCACCTTCCGGCGGAGGGCGTAGCCATGGATGTAGTGATCCTCGCCACGCTTCTGACTGAAGAAGCCACAGTGACATGGGAAGCCACTTGCTCGGGTGAGAATGACATCGCCAGGAAGTCTGTGTGTGAACGGCACGTCCACCATGCCAGCTGCTCGGAAGTACTCCACGAACTTGTCGCCAGATGTTCGTCTCGGATAGTTGTTGGGGTTGGTGTCCTGAAGCCCAAACTTGGAAGCGACGACAATGATCAGTCCGGCACAGTCGATGCCGTGCTCGTTGCGGCCCTGATGGCGCCATCGAGTGCCGATCCAGCGGCGAGCTTCTTCTACAACATCATTGCGCATCTGGATATGTCAGGACAAAGTCCCGCCCCGGTGTGTCAGGCTCACCTCTGAAGTTGAAGATGTTGCCGTTGGAAAATTCTATTGAGTTTGCCATCTGAAACTTGCTCACACAAGTTCCACGTATGCGGTCGCATCCAGGATGTATTGTGAACACGTTGCCAACTCCGATGTCGAATGGCATGGGAAGAAACAGCGTGAGAGTGAGAGTGGCCTCGTCCCAGTCCTTGACCTCCATTGAGAGACCTGCGTTGGCACCGGACTCAAATGTGATCTGACCCTGATTGAACCAGTCGTCCACAGCTCTGGGCTCTGTCACGTTGAGAACCAGAGTTCTTCGATCAGAAGCGGAAATTACGGAGCCATGTCGCGTCCATGCCTCATGGGCCTTGAACATTGCGGTTCCATCGGTTGTGTCATCTCCCACAACGGTGCTGTACACGGGCTGACTGGCGTCAGTCTCTCCCGCAGCGACGCACTCGTACACCAGGTTGCCGTAGATCTCGCTGGTGGTCCCTGGAGCGACTGGAACACGCACAAACTGGCCCACCTCATACTCAGTGGAGCGCTGTATGACATCCGGCGACAGAGGAATCTTGCAGCGATTGTCGCCCAGGAGGGCTCGACAGGTCGGAGAGGTCTTCTCAACAAGGCGGCGCTGCAGAACTGTCTTGAGGGACTTGAGCTCAGTCTGGAAGCGACCTGATCCTGAGACTGTGACCTCGCCGAGCAGTCCACGCTTCAGGGCCAGAGCTCCCTGTGTGAGATCTCTGTAGTTGACCATGAAGATCTTGAGGTCTGCACCATCGTAGAGGCTGGCACGAACATCCTCCTTGGAGATGCCAGAGCTGTTCAGAAGACCGTTTATCTCAGCGGTGTCCACCTCGAAGCCTGTCTTGTTCTCAACCGCTGTTCTGTCAAATCCATCGACGGATGTGTAGCGTCCACCACCAATTGTGATTGAGCCCACGGCGATGGGTGGGATTTCCAGTGCGACATCAAGCTCAGTGAGTCGGACCACCGTGCCATCCAGACGTGTGATCTCCCAGCAGGTTGTGAGGGTTGTGGCCTCTCCCTGGATGTGATCCAGGAGCGTGGTTGAGATCATCTTCATGGATTCAGCTCGACAAGATCCTGTCTGAGCTCGACGATGTTGACATTTGGTATCGAGCCAGCGTCCACGTACTGAAGTGCCACTTCCAGATCATCCTCATCGAAGCGAACTGGAACATCGAACTCAAAAGATGCTGTCACCACCACACCAGCGCCTGGAGGGGAGCTGAACGTGACGACACCTGTGGCATGGTCGATGGTGAAGGCAGATGTCTCAACGCCGTCCAACTTCACAACAACAGTTCCCATCACGGGCTTTGTGATGGGTCGGTTGTAGACAAAGCCAGCAGGCTCATACTGCTTTCTGAGTTGGAACTGAGTGATTGTGCCATCGCCTGTCCCAAGGTTCTCATCCACGGCGATGTAGTCCAGCCAGTCCTTGAAGCGAAACCCAAAGAGACGCCCGTTGCGAGCGAGGAAGAACTCCAGGAGAGCCTGATAGTCCTCCTGCTTGCGAATACCATACCCGATGTTCCACTCGCCGCGCGACTGCTGCCAGTCACCGTTGCGCTGCTCGTGACCGGATGAGAGCACTGTGATGGTTGTCTTGAAGCGCGGACCGCCACGAGCGCCACGCTCGTAGTCGGGGTCAAGTCTCACGTTGTGAAATGTCATTGTCTACGCGCTTTCTTGTCTGGTTCTAGCATCCCTGTCTAGCTGACGACGACTCTTGCGGAAACTCTCAACATCAGTTCCAGGTGGGAAGTTGAAATTGTTGATGGTGGTTCCACCAACGCGCTCGCCACGGTTCATCGCTGCCACGACACCAGGATTCATGTTGTTCCCTCGGGCATTGACGACGCCCTCATCGCGAGAGAGTCTTGCCAGAATGCTGTCGGAGCGACTTGTCCCTGGGCCAATGATGCGGTCGATGCCGTCCTGGAAGCCGGGAACTGCGGACAGGGCATTCGTCAGCGCGAACGTGGATGCGATGCCTGCGGCAGCCGGAGCTGCGTTGGCGCCTGCTGTGGCGAGAGATGCTGCGGCAGCAGCGGGAGCCCAGGCAGATGACAGAATGCCAGCCTGGGTCGCTGAGAATGCCGTGGCAGCAGAGCCGAGCGTGGCACCAAGGATCTGGTTTGCCACGAACTGAATGCCAAGCTGGATCAGTGAGCTTATGAGCTGCGAGATCGCGTCCCGAGCAACAGCCTTGAGAGACTCTCCCAGGTTGTCAATGTCGAACACCGCCGCACCAATGGTGTCTGCGAAGCCCTTGCCAATGGTGTCAAAGAAGTTTCCGAAGATGCGACCCGACTCAGCTGTGAAGGATCTGATTCCTCCGGACATGCGCTCCAGAGATGACAGGAAGCCATCAGCAAATGTGCCGTCGCCGGACTGGATGCGGAACTGTCTCTGCTGCTCATTGACATCCCGAAGGACGAAGCCATACTGCTCGGAGCTGATTGCTCCCTCCTGGAAGAGCTGGTTGGCAGCTGAGAGCTGTCTATTGACCTCCTCCTGAGGATTGCGGAACTGATTGACAATCTCCTCACGTGCCTGGAGAACTCGGATCTCCTCGCGGAGTCCTGTGACACGGTCACGCTGCTCCTCGTTGAGTCTTGACAGGCGATTGATCTCGTCTTCTGACAGCTCCAGATCAGAGCGGCGGAGCTGCTGGCGAAGCTGAGCCTCAACCTGCAGGATCTGATTGAGGTCATCTCTCTCCTCGCCCTGAACACGAAGGATGTTTGCCTCTGCCTCAAGATCTCGGATGGTCTGCCCAATCAGAGCGCCACGAGCCTCATCGAACTGCTGTCTCTGGGCCTCGATGGCGTTGCCACGAATCAGAGCGTCAAGCCTCTCTCGCTCAGCAGCAGTGAGGCGGGACTGTCCGTCGATCTGGGCCTGTGTCAGGCCGAGCGACTCGTTGCTGAGTGCGTTGCGCAGGCTGTCCTCAGCCGAGAGCTGAGCCAGGAACACGTCTCTGTCCAGTCCTGTGCGCTGGAGTGCATCTGACTCCCGCTCAAGGGCTGTGACCACCTCGCCGATTGCCTCGGCACGAGCAAGCGCAGCACTTGCGTCGGAACCTGATCCAGAGGTCCCTCCAGTCCCTCCAGGCGCGATTGTTGGAACATTGGCGGCAGCTGCGGCTGCAGCGCTGTCTCGCGTTGCTGCACGAGCCTCTGCATCGCTCAGCAGACCAGCGGCAAATCGCTGTCCAGCCCCATCTTGGATGGCAGCTTCAAACTCCTGTGTGAATGCCTCGCCTGAGGTGCGCCCTGCGTCAGAAAATCTTGGCTGGAACCGAAGTCCGAAGTCTGCAACAACGGATGCGTCAACCTCTTGGAAGGTTATGCGCCTTCCGATGACGTTGAGTCCTGTGACAAAGTTCTCGGCGAGACCCACGGCCTGATTGAGAGTGTCTGACACAATCCTGCCAAGTCGGTTCACACTGTTGATGACAAATGTCTCAATCGCAGCAAATGTTGCTCGGAAGTTGGCAAAGATGATGTCAAGTCCGCGTCCGAAGTTGACAACAAGCTCCGCCAGGGAGAGGTTGCCAAGATCAACCTGGAAGCCAGTCAGGAGGTTGCCCAGGAAGGAGAAGGTGCTTCCAGCAAAGTTGGCGATGCGTCCGAGAACCACGTTTATGAGGTCAAGCGCCGTTGCTGAGCTCTCCGCTGAGAGACGGATGCGATCAGAGAACGCAACGAACACACCAACAGCTGCTGTGACGGCTGCAGCGAAGGCGGTTATGGGATTGGTTGCGAATGCCAGAGCTGTTGAGGTTGCGAAGCCGCGAATGGCGTTCACGGCCACGGGAATCAGTCTTGATGCAAGCGTGACACCAATGAACGTTCCGAACACTGTCAGAACTCGGAAGACCTCGTCAATGTTGTCGGCCAGGAAGCGGATCGCGGGGACAGCTGCCTGCAGGATGACGCCAACGAACTCCTCGAAGCTCGTGTTGATGTTTGCAACAAGTCTGTCAATCTGGAAGCCAGGAGAGTTGGCAATCTTGTTGAAGGCCTCCTCGGTCGTGCCAGCTGCGTCTTCAAGATCACGCAGGATCTCTGTGAAGTCCTCGCCCGCTGCACCTGTGAGTGCCAGAATTGGCACGAGGGCCTCGACGCCACCGAAGAGCTGAGCCAGCTCCTCTGTGTTGCCGTCTGTGGCTGTGATGAGATTGTTGAGGAATGTCTCAAGTCCCTGGGACTCAAGTGCTGCAGCGTTGAACTGGATCCCGAGCCGCTCGGCTGCCTCCTGGGCCTCCTGGGTGGGCTTGACGACAGATGCCAGAACTCCACGAACGCCAGTCACGGCCTCTCGAGTGGAGATGCCACCCTTGGTCAGGGCTGCAACAGAAGCAACGAGCTCGTCGAAAGAGACACCTGCGGTTGCGGCAAGAGGTGCCACGCGGCCCAGAGAACCGGCCAGCTCGTCCACTGTGGTCTTGCCTGCTCGAACGCCCACGAAGAGGGCATCAGAGACAGCGGTTGCGGACTCAACAGCGTCGCCATACGCATTGAGGACAGATGTCAGGCCGTCTGCAGCAGTCTCAACGTCTGTGACACCAGCAACGGCCAGGGTGTTGGCAGCATCAAGTGTCTCAAGCGCCTCGGCAGCGGAGCCAGCCCCCGCCGAGATTATCTGGTATGCAGCACCAGCCTGTTCCACGTTGGAGAGACCGAACTCTCGAGACTGCTCGCGCAGTCCCTGCGTCAGTCTGCGAATGTCAAAGTCGGCAGCGTCAACAAGGGTGCTGACCTCAGCAACGGCTGTGTTGAACTGGAGCGCGTTCCGAACGCCCGCTGCGAAGGCAGCGCCAACGGCTGCGCCTCCAGCGAAGCGAATGAGTGTGCCCTGTAGACTGCGGACCTTGCCGTCTGCCTGCTCGGACACATCTCCAAGATTGTCAATGCTTCTGGTGACGCGCTGCGTGCCGCTCTCGCGGACTACGATATTAATGCGATCAGTCATTGATCACACTGGCACCACGCACGAATGCAGCTGCCTCCTGAACTGCCTGCTCCACGAAGCCTGCTGGCGCTTGAGCAGAGGATCCCTCGTTGAGGCGAGCGATGTATGGAAGGTTGTTTGTGATGTGGATTTCGCCGTCGCCTGCATCGTATGTCTCAATGACGGTTCGAGCTCGCTCCAAAGCCGCCTGAGAGTTGGCGCCCGAGGTGCTGCCGCCCTCGCCCGCTGCGAACGCTGGAAGGACTCCACGGGACGCTGAGCCAATGTCCACCTGCCAGTTTGACCGGGCTCGACCTGTGTCAACGGGGGTTGCGGATACAACAGTCTGAGTGATGCCGAGCGCGACCTCACGCACCACCTTGGGCACGTTCGCCTCCACCTGCTTGGCGCGGCGGCGCATTCTACGACTTAGATCCCTCAGAGTTGCCACTTCCGCTATCTTCACCTTTCTTGTGATGGACTGATTCCATCTTCCGGATAATATGGCGAAAGTCGTGATAGTCGCTACCCCGAATGCCATGCACTTCAGCATATCGGAGTATCTTTGACCATGGAATAGGCCCAAGACCAAAGCCAGATGCAGCCTCAGTCATGAGATCTTCAAAGGCGACAAGATAGAACTCCATCCATGGCTCTATCTTGTCTTCTAGGTCAGCAAGCTTCTTAGGCAGGCCACGGCGCTGTGCCTTGGCCTGCATCATCAGCATGTTGGCCCGTCCCCCGATCTCCTGGATCAGGGTCTGGACCTCTAGGAGTTTTTTATGTCTTCATCCCGCACGACGAAGTACTCGTCGTTGGTGCATGCAGTCATGACCTTGGCAAACAGGATCTTCCCGGGACGGCCTGTGTCCATGAAGATGGCCTTCATGACCTCTGGACTATATGCCACCTCGGATCCATCATCCTGCTTGAGCGGACGATCGCCCCAGCCAATGATGACAGTCTCAACGAACAGTTCCACGTCTGCCTCTTCAGAGCCAGTCAGCGTTCCCTTGTCAACTGCAAGAGACTTCTTCTTGACAGCGAGGTTCTTCTTGGCCACAGCGGCCTTGAATGCTGCATTGTGCGGAGCCGCCTGCCGGACGACAAGATCGAAGGTGCCACAGTCCAACTGGGCCTCTTCAGCAAGATCAAAGCCCCCAAGGGCATTGGAAAGATTAAGTTGCATTTTCGCTCTATCCTCTAGTTCTGGATGACTGGAAGATAGAGCGATTTGCGGGCCGGGTAAACCTAGCAGATGTCCTCATCAGCGAGGTCAGGCAGGTAGCTGAACTCGGAGAGGAGAAGAGTGTGTCCGAATGGCTCGTACTCAGCAGCGTCGGTCTGGAGTGGCAGGGTGATTGCCTGATCCTGCTCGACGCCCAGACGACCATCGCCCAGAGCAATCAGAGGCACGTCGATGAAGATGCCTGACTTGCGGGTGAAGCCATTCTCTGTGAAGTCCTTGACAAGTGCAACGTCAAGCGTCACGTCAGCATTGTCACGCACGGCCTTGACAGCATTGACAGACTGGAAGTATGCCTCGATCGAACCAGAGACCTCGAAGGTCCCAGGAGTGATGGAGAAGCCACCGAGCTTGCCGATCGCCTTGTCGACATTGGCTGAGTTGCCAACATTGAGCGTCAGCTCTGTGACAAAGGCAAACAGAGCCTCAGGAGCAGCGTCAGTGACGGCATTGACCTTGGCCAGGCGAATGCGGGAGAAGTCAGTGGAGGTGTTGTACGCGGTTGCAGATGTGATGACACCCTGTGTTCCGACGCTGGTTGAGAGACGAAGCTCGTCCTCGCCCTCCCCGCGCTGAACGGCGGTCAGGCCATCACGCTGCTCGTTGTCAATTGACACGAACGTGAAGTCCATGTTGATCTTGTCACCCTGTCCAACGTTCAGAGCAAACTCATTGAGCAGCGAGCCCTTGAGAACCTCGGACTGAACGACAGTTGGGAAGCTGACAGGATCAGCGATGCCCAGGGCACGTTCGATGTGGTAGGTGCAGCAGTCAAACTCACTGGACAGCGAGGAGACGTTGCGAATGACCTTGCCTGTGAAGACTTGGATCGAGAGGCCTGTGCCAGTCTCGTTGCTGGGCTCGGTCTCGCCGTCAGCGCCACCATCGGCCTTGTCAAACTCCAGATAGTCCGCGCCGATCTCCCGGATGCGGAACCAACCGTTGTTCTCCTCGTTGACGAAGCGGTTTGCAGCCGCATCGCCGCCGATGAAGACGGGCTGGCCTGGAATCAGGCCGAAGGTTGTGAAGTCGATTGTGCCAGCAACTCGTGTGAGCCGTGCGCCCTGGTTTCCTGATGCAGCTGTGAAGTCAGCTTCTGCATCTCCCAGCTGAATGCCAACAACTTCCACCTTGGCTGCTGCCGGAGGAGCTGCCTCATCAGTCAGGTCTTCTGCAACCGTGACCTCGCCAGCGGCGACAGTTGTCACGGTCTTGAGGCCGTTGTTGCCAGCCTCTGTGAATCCGGTTGCCAGGAGGATGTTGCCAACGGCAACACCAGTCTCGATTGCAGCCTTCTCGTACTGCTCGTTGGTGCCGTCAACGTTGGTCAGGGCCGTCGTTACACCAGGCTCGAGCTTGGTTGCCAGGAAGAGACCCGGCCAGAGGAAGGAGACGTTTGAGAACGTCAGATCCTGATTGTAGCCGCCCGCTGCGTCAAGATCGGTGATGACGCCCTTCTTGCGCTGTCGACCAGCATTGATTGGGTTGCGTGCCACCAGGGCAAGCGTGCCACCGAAGTCACTGTAGGAGTTGGGCTCCAGATCGTACCAGACAGGAGCTGCGCCGAGTACACCGAGCGACTCCTCCTTGGCAATCCGTGCCTCCGTGGCGTTGGAGGAGATGTTCTTCGCTTCAGATGCCATCTATTTAACCTCTCGGTAGATGAAGTCCGCTAGGACGTTAGACTTGAACCACGCGCCGTCCTGACCAACCTCGTTCAAGCGGACATTGCGAAACCAGATGCCCGAGGTGGTCTCGCGACCTTCTAGAGCGTCAGCCGCCACTTTATACAGATCATCGCCAATTGACAACCCTGTGCCAAATGGTGAGAATATCTCAACGAACACCACGCCCTCTCGGTCGAAGCATCTCTTGCCACCAGTCGTGCCCAGAGCACCCTGTCGTCCGGTGTTGTGTCGAACTGTGATTCGGACCCACGGCTCGGGCGTTCCACGGACATCGTCCTTGGGCTCGTCACCTACCTTGTCCCACCAGAACAGCTGATCGTCTTCGAGCCCATGGGCCTTGAAGGCATCATAGACCAGCTTCAGCATCTCGTCTCGGGCTTGCTTGAATGTCAGACTTGTCATCTCTTAAGCGCCGCAAAGTACAGCACGATCGTGTCGGCTGGCTTCAGCTTCTCCCACTGCATGACGCGCCAGACCAGATTGTCTGTGTCGCAGATCTCATCATACTCTGTGAAGTCGTCGGTGCCATCCTGCGGCTCGATAATTGCAATCTGCTCGGGACGGGGCGTGAGCTGATCGAACATCTTCGTGAGTCCCAGTCCTCCACCAGAGCCAGGGACAAACACGCCAACAACATCGGCTTCTGCCTCTGGAAAGATCCTCTCTTCACTCTGCGAATCATCGCTGTTTGCACGCCAAGGCTTGTCACAGTCGTCCGACTTCCGAGGGAGTCTGCGAAGTGTCACGGTGCGCCCGTTCTCACGAATGAGTCTGTTGGCGAGGCTCTGGAACCTTGTAAAATCAACCACGGAACCGCCGTCCCGAGCTTCGGGACAGCGCGCCTGACTTCAAGAACTGCTCCAGCCAGCGATCCGCGATGGGATATGGCCGAAGCAGGATGTCAATGCCAGAGCCGTCCTGGAACTCTGTCTCAGTCTCAATGGGTCCAACCTTCTCGCGGGTGCGCTTGACAGCCTTGCCACTCTCGTCCACGGTCGGAGTCTGCAGGAGCGACTGACTGATTGCGATCCGTGCATACTCTATGACAGCGCGCTTCACCTGCTTTGGAACGACTCCGTCCAACTCCTCACCAGCATAGTCACAGATGCCGTCTCGAGGAAACGACACACACTGATTGTCATGCTCCCTCTGGCCTAGAAGACAGCTCTCCCATCTCTGTTCTATGTAGTCCGTGGCGACGACGATTGCGGCCTGAACAGTAGCGTCGTCTTGGGCACTCGTGTCCACACCTCGATCCGTGAAGTGGGCACGGTACTCCGCCAGTGTGATCAGAGCGTTTGCGTCGTCGACGCCTGTCCCGTCCTCTACGATGAATGTCATGGCCTGTCTCTTTCTTACTTCTCAACGTCTGTAGCGCCATTGAGGATGTCTGTATAGCGTTGCCAACCAGCCCCACCAAATGCTCTGATTGCCCAGTAGATGCAAGCACGCTCAGCTCTGCTGACACCGTCCTCCCTCATGAAGGATCTCATCATGTCATCTGCTTGAAGACGCGTTATCGGAACCCATGTCTGATTCTCGTCGTCCCACAACTTCTGCTTCTCATAAGCCCTGTCGTGGTGAACAGCAGCTTCGGCGTATCTTCCAAGTGGTGGTATGGCCCACCAGAGGAGACGAGGCACAGAGGCGAAGTCTGTCTTGTAGAACCTGCTGACGACCGATGTCAGGCCATGCTTCCATGGACGCTTGGAGCCCTCTAGAAGCAGCGCTGTCACACGCCCCCGACGCTTCTCTCCTAGAAGTTCAAACTTCATTGTGGCCTCACCTTCTCCAGTCTGTCAATGATGACACTTCGAATTGTGACTCCGGGAGCAACCTCCGCTGCGATCCAGTCGGTGTCCCTGTCAGCTGTCACTGCTCCGATGAGACCGAGCTCATCGCCGATGTCCAGGAAGGTGGCAATCTCAGCCTGGTGCTTTTGGAAGAAGCGCTGACCAGCCGTGACAGCCTCCCTCTGGGTGTAGCCAAGCATGAAGGACAGGAGTCCAAGAAGGTGAACTTGGAGCTGGTCCATGATGTTCTGGCGCCTGCGAGATGTCTCACGGATGGACTCCGCTGTGTCGTATAGCTTGACACGCGTCTTTGTGTCGGGGTGGTCCCGGCGAGCTCTGTCGTACCAGGTGATGGACAGGATGCGAGCCTGTGCAAAACCGTCTCCGTCTCGCGTGTAGCTGTAGTCTTCCCTGACGACAGGCAGTGTGTATTCGATCTGGAACGTGGCAGGGTTGAAGGCTGCCTGCTCGTGGTAGATGACAGTGGTGATGACGCCGTCAAGACCCATGATGATCTGTGGGTGAAGTCTCTGCTGAAGACCAACGCGATAATCGACCTCCTGGAACTGCTGACCGCTCTTCATGAGATCAAGAATGGCTGGCTCAGCATCAGCGTACGAGCGCCCGTCCTGAACATACTGTTCGATTGCAGACCCGACTGCTGCCTGATCTTCAGTCGAGATGGGGTTCTCGAACATGATCTCAAGCTGATCAGATCCTCTCAGGACGCACCCCTGGAATCCTGTGATGCCAAGCTCCCGAACTGCGATGTCAGCGTCATGTGCGCTGATGTCAGATCTCTGGAATGTCAAGCTCATGAGATTCTCAGCGCGTAGATGCGCGCCTCCCTGATTGTTGCTTCAACTCCAGCAGTTGAGGTGCGCCACTGAAGATCGATGGTGTCCCCTGCTGTCAAGGCAGTTTGGAACACGCGCATGCTGGGGTGAGCCTGGTCCGTTGCGGCAAGACCACCCTGGAAGTCAGCACCCGCCGAGTCCTTGGCCTCCTGCTTGTGCAGAGTGGTGATCAGAGCACCACCTGCCAGCACCTGAGCTTCAAAGTCACTTGTGGTGCCATCCAGGGCCCAGTTGTAGTAGACGAACACCAGATAGGTGCCGCTTGTCACGATGCTGGCTGAGCCGAACGTGGTGAACGCAGTGGATGTCGAAGTGGCTGGAGTCAGTCCTTCAAATTGAGCGACCTCAGCGACGCCCGGAACACCCTGTGGTCCCTGAGCCCCCGTTGCACCAGCAGGGCCAGCAGGGCCTGGGTCACCCTGGGGTCCCTGGGGTCCAACGGACCCTGCATCAACATCGGTGATGACAACCAGGTTGAAGTCAGCATCTGTTGGGACATCAGTGCCCGTGCCGTTGTCTCCGAGACGAATGTTCACATCAAAGCCCGTCACGGTCTCGTTGGCAACGAAGGCGTTGGTGTCTGTGAAGACAGTTGAGCCGCGCGGCGTCACAACCACGACATAGTTTGCGTCAGGAGGAGCCGTGGTGAATGTGAAGCTGAAGTCTCCAGTTCCATTCTTTGTGACCGTGACACCCACTCCTGTGAAGCTCCCAGCGGAGGCATCCACACGTCCAAAGGCAAACGCTCCAGGCGCGGCGTCAGCACCGTCAGCACCAGCTGGCCCTTGTGGTCCCTGGGCGCCAGTCGGTCCCTGTGGACCATCGTTGCCCTGTGGACCCTGTGGACCTGTCGCTCCCGTTGGTCCGGTTGGACCTGTCGCTCCGTCATTTCCCTGCGGACCCGCAGGTCCAACTGGACCCTGTGGTCCCTGTGGACCTGTCGCTCCTGCTGGTCCCTGTGGACCTGTCGCTCCTGCTGGACCCTCCAAATCTGACAGAAGCGCCCAGCCGTTGGCAACATCCGGATCGAATGCTGGCACCCGGAGTGTTCCCGAGAACGGCGCAGTAAACTGCGGCAGGCTTGGATCAGATAGCTTCTTGTTTGTTGCCATTCTAGTACCTCAGGAACATTGTGCCGTCTTCAGATAGAATCAGACCCGTCATGTCTTCCAGAATAATGCGAGACTCCTCGCCAAGAAACTCAACACATCGCTGCCCAGAACTATCAAGAAATCCGATCTCTTTGCAGTCCTCGTCTATGTAGAGAGTGGCAGCAAGCATGGAAGCTTGCACCGGAATAGCTCCGAATACAATGTTGCCAGTGCCTCCGTTCTGGAAGGCACTGACACCATCTAGTTCAATATCAGAGACAGCCTTGATGAAGCCGCTCATGGGCGGTCCTCACTAGCCGAGGACGCAGACCCGATACTGGTTCGAAGTTGGCGGGTTCTTGAAGCAGATCCGCGCCGTGTTCGCATCCACACGCTCAGTCTGGACAAGAACGGTGCCCTGAGGAGCAGCATTCTCGTAGACCTCGATGTGGATGTCTTCAGTGTTCAGGTTGTGCGTCACGTTGAAGACAGTGTTTGTTCCGTCACCAATGTCAGCGCAGAACTTGAGCTTGCGACCTGCCCAGTTGGCAAGTGTCAGAGGTGTTACGGCAAGATTGTTGGCAACACCAGCATCAACCTCGGCCTGTGTCGCAATCTCGATGATACCAGCAACGGTCTCAGATGCAACCGGGGTGGCGGACAGGAATGAAGACCAGAGAACGTCGTCAACGTCGATGGTGCCGTTGAGTTGTGTCTGGCGCCAGAAGGTCGAGGCGTTGGCCGTGCCCTCCTCGACAGCTACGATGGCCTGTTCTAGCTCGTCAAAGATGTCAGCATCTGTTGAGCGTGTGAGGGGAGTTGAAGCACCGTTGAAGATGTAGATGCCGTTCTGGCTCGCAGTGGTCTGATCCTTCAGGAGGATGCGGTCACCAGACTGCAGTGTTACACCGTCAATTGCAGCACCAGGGTTGGCCACGTCCACGTTGCCTGTTGAGGCGGCGCGAACGGCGTCCTTCCACGAGATGACAAGAGCGGCGACAGCGGCGTCGAGCTGTTGAACGTTGACGGCATCCTGAGGATCTACACCGTTTGGGATTCCCTTGAGGGTTGCAAAGCCGTCGGAGATGATATCCTGAACCAGCTTGATTTCACCTGCCATTGATCGACTCCTGTTGTGCGGGTGGACAAATTCGCGATGACCCTACTCTATCTACAGAAGGGTGACTATCCCTGTTTGTGGCTGCTTAAAGCAGACTTGAAGAACATTGTTGTTCAAATGCATTATGGATCCCCACAGGACGCATCCTCCGAGATCTGTGATCTCAACAACGGGACGGCGTCCAAAGTTGTGGACGACCTCCCACTTGTCAAGAGGAGAGTTGAACTGCTGTGTGAAGAATGTCCCAGCTGAGGCCCCTGGAGGCCCCTGTGGCCCAACGCAGGAGATCTGGGCAACCTCCTCGCCCTGCTGCTCGATGAGGATCTCGTCCTGGCGCTCGACAACGACGAGACCATCACGAGTTGTCTGCTCGATTGAAACGGAGCCAAATCTACTTGACTCGTTGATGACTGCGATTGCGCTGACGGCATCGAGCTCTACAATGCTGGGCTCGTTGACAATGACCGTGCGCTGGTCGGAGACGAGCACCTCTGCCATCTAGATCACCGTGATGGCCTCTGTGATGATCACAGAGCCTCCGAACAGCACCTTGCTGACACCTCCGGAGGACGTGTATAGAATGTCATAGAAGTACGTTCCAGCACCTGCAGGAGTGAGGATCTCTGTCACCACGTCAGCGTTCGCCATGTCCACCTGGAACTTGCCAAGGTTGGCGGCGACTGACTGATCGAGAGTGACAATGCGACCGTTGCCAGTGCTGAGAGTTGAGAGCAGGTTGCCACCAGCCCCAGTCTCGCGGATCTGCATGGTGAAGGTGCCACCTGTCAGATCAACGGGCTGCTTGTCAGCTTGATAGAGAAACTCTTGAAAGATTGACTCGGAAGACTTCAGATTGAAGTCGAAGGTGCCAAGATCTCGACGTGCCATCTAGCCCTCCTAGGTTCCGGGTGGAGTGGATACGCCGCGACGCTCCTTGTTCTTCTCTTGTACGCGCTTGGCCCAGAACTGCCTACCCCTCAGAGATAGAGGAGAGAGCAACCGGCGACCGCGTGGAAGCCGGGTTGCCATGGCCTAGTCTTCCTTCTTCTTGCCAGGACGATTCAGACCGCGCTTGTTGCGCCGTGTGAATGCCTTGTCAATGGTGGCACGAGTGTCAGGTGCGAGATCGCCCAGAGAGTCTCGAAGCTTGGCCTGGTCCTCGGCGCGCTTGACGCGTGCCGCGTTCTGAGAAGCCAGATAGTCCATGATGGTCTTCTGGTTGTTCTCAGGAGGAGTCACAGTCTCAAGGATCTGAAGAGCCTCGTCATATTCGAGCTGAGCAATGTCAAAGGCAGTCTGCGCGTCCTTGAGTGGACCGCGAGCCTCTTCCAGTGCTGCCTTCTTCTCTTCGACAAGCAGCTTTGCCTGCTCGACGTCGCTCTCAAACTCGAGAGGCTCGTCGTCAGAGGGCTGCTCTGGCTTGGTCTCTGACTCAGTGTCAGGATTGGTGCGAGAGAAGTTCGGAGCTGCGTCGGTGATGTCCTTGCGCTTCAGATCAGCATTGCCAACCAGCTTCGCAACAACGTCAACCTTGGGCGCTCCATCAGCGGTCCAGAGGGCGTCGTCTTGGGTGTCAAGGCTTGCCAGTGCTTCTTTAATGTCCAAGGTCCTAGCTCCTTAGTGAATCAGTTGAGGGTGGGAAGGGGGCAGAAGCCCCCTTGCCGATTAGAACTCGCGGGTGACCAGACGGGCAACCTTGATCTGCTTCCGCTCGGGATAGACGCGCTGGAAGGAGGTTGCAGCCTGAAGAACCGCGTTGGTCGGACCACCAGAGGCAGTCGTCGGGCCAACATAGGCGTGGCCAACCGGGTGGTACATGTACTCGTTGCGGTGCGTGAGGACCTCCTGGCCGCCACCGTTGCCGCGCAGAGAGAACCGCTCGATCTCAACGGGAACCTTCGGAGCACCGTTGCCCAGGGCAACTGCGCCAGATCCAAAGATCCAGGTGTCAAAGACGCCGCCAGTGTTCGGCATAGAGTCATCAACGATGACCTCCTTGCCAAGGAAGGTGGCAATCATGACCTCGCCGCGCGCGTCCGGGATGAAGTCGATCAGGTTGTTCTTCTTCATGCGGTTGTACACGACAGAGTGGACCAGAACACCGCCGAGGTCGTCCTGACTGTCACCCATTGTCTGAGCCGCGTCAAGGAAGACTTCTGCAGAGAAGTTGGTCATGCCGTCGATGAAGCCTGCGCCGGAGACATCGTTGCTAAGGTCGCCCTGAACGTGCTCGGTGCCAGCCGGAGCTGCGTCGTTGTCAGCAAACACACCGTTCATTGTCGCAATGAACATCGCCTGACGACGGCCAAGCCAGTACTTCGCAACGCGTGATGCGATGGCGTCCATCGGATCAGGGCCAGCCAGAGCAGCTGTCAGGTCCATGCTGGACCAGGACTTGTTGCGTGACAGGCGAACGGCGACCTCAGTGGAGGTTCCGATCTTGCTTGGTGTGGACTCAGTTGTCTCGTCGTCGGTTGAGACGTTGTCATCGTCTTGATCCAGATCCTGGAAAGACGGAACGTTCACGGTCAGGCCACCACCGCCCAGGAATGCATCCAGGAATGGTGCGGATGTCACGATGCCGGACTGAATGAGACGGTCCTTGCGCTCCGTGAGCTGTTGAACGTAGGGGAGGAAGACCTCAGGGACGACGATGTCCGCGATCTTCGTGATACCTGTGGCCATGTGAAACTCCTTGTGGCATGGCGTTGAAGTTTTGATTCGAACATCCAGCGCCATGGCCGGATAAGATTGGGTGATCCCATGATCACCGTCGATTCGCAGAATGCCTCAGGATTATCAAGATGACAACCCCGAGGATTCAGTGAAGAGGCTCTACTTCTCCGCTGGAGCCGTGGCTCCGACGTAGCTTCCTGCCTGCTTGGCGAGGGCATCAGCCTTCTCGCGGCCCTCCTCGCGGATGACCCGACCCTGCTCGGTCAGGTTCCAGTGAGACTTGGACCATGGGTTCTTGGTTCCGCCTGGGCCGCTGGAGCCCGGCTTGCCACCGCCACCCTCGGAAGGTGCCCACCAGTGTGGGCGCTTCTCAGCCATGTCCTTGAGCCAGACCTCGGCGTCTACGCCGGGTGTGACACCCACGTCGCCCTTGGTGACAACCTTGCCATCGTCGGTGATCTCGAACATGCGGTCCGAGAGCATGAGAGCGTCGTCGTGGGCGGTCTGGAGCACGTTCTCCTTGACAAGAGCAGCACGCACTGCGTCGTGGATGGTGCGCTGGTTCTTCTCTGCCTTGAGAGCCACGTTCTCCTCGACAGCCGCGTCCCGCTCCTGCGTGAGGGTTGCGACCTGTCGGTCAAGTGGCCCGGTGGCAGTCTTGAGGCGGGCTGCAACCAGCTCCTCCATCTTGCCCTCGTCCAGCTTGCCATCAGCAGCGATCTTGTACTCGGCGATCTTGTCCAGATCGGCGAGCGTCGCAGCTGGGTCGCGGTCGCCCCAGAGTGCCAGCTTGTCCTTGGTGGCGCGGTGCTCATCCCGCTCCTTTGCGGCAGCAGCGGTCAGGCGGTCGATGTCGCCCTGTGTCTTGATGCCTGTGATTCCGGTGAGCTCGAACTTGCCATTGCGCTCTGTGTACAGCTTGGCGACGTTCTCGTCGACTCCGTCGAGGGAGTCCATAACAGCCTGAAGACTCATGTCTCAGATCCTTTCAATTGTCCGCACCACATGGTGCTGGCTCGTGATATCAACATTTCTTCGACTTGTAAACCTTTTCTTAACTTTTGCGAAGTAGAGTGATTCTCATAGAAACGGAGAACAGCAATGGAACTCAACAAGCAGCACACTCGCTTCTACAAGAGCAAGGCAAACCTCGAGGCAGGCTTAGCGCGCTTCGACTTTGATCGCTTTCGACCCCTGATGGTCGAGACGGTCGACGGATGGACTGCCATCTTCAATGGCGTGAGTGTTCACAATGCTGGCGGCCAGCCCATCTGGATGGCTCAGCGTGGCTTCACAACGATCTAGGAGGAAGACATGACAGAGAAGTTCAAGCGCACGAGCATCGAGAGCTATCACAACAACTGCACCCTGGTCGCTGTCAAGCTGATGGCCCAGGGGAGGCACACCGACGAGGAGATCCTGACAGCGTTCCGTGCCAACGGATACAAGGACGACGATGGGATGAGCCACTACAAGTGGACGAAGGCAGCTGCCGATCTCGGGTTCGAGCTGGAGACCGTCAAGATCCCTCGTCCGAAGGGCAGCAAGTACATCACCTATGACAACGACTATGCCTGGTGGGGCGAGGTGACTCGCCGCGTTGACCACGGCAAGTACACGCTGGCACAGTTCATCAAGGACAATCCCCAGGGAGACTTCTTCATCTCTGTCGTGGGCCATGCCCTTTGCGTCCGGGACGGTCGTGTGATGGACCCGAACTGCCGCAGCAGCTCCCTGAGTCGTCGAGTGACAGGCGCCAAGCGCGTTCTGAACGCTCCGGCACGTCTCGCCGACGGTCGCCGCCTGGAGATCCTCGTGCTGAAGGGGAAGTGGGACTCAGCGGCACGTGCTCGCCGCGCGGCAGCCTGGCAGTGGTGCGAGAACTACAAGGCCACGCACGGTGGTCAGGCACCGCTCCTGGAGGACGTGCTGGAGAACACCCCGCTGACCAAGGCCGATGTCAACTGGGACCTGAAGCGCGGTCGCATGGAGCTGGTGAACTGATGGCTGGGAAAGACGAGAGAGCGTATCGCAAGGCACTCATCAAGCTCCTGGAAGAGGAGGGCGTTGAGAGCTGGGTGGAGGGGCGAGGGTCCAAGCATCCGTACATAGAGTTCATGGTGAACGGCAGACGGATCAGACAGTCCTACGGGACATCGCCCAGTGACAGCCGTGGTCTGAAGAACTTCAGGTCGCAGGCTCGCCGCAACATCAACATGGCAAGGGAGGACTAGATGGTGCCTCGGAGGTCGACTGGCTTGGGCGCGCAGTGGCCTGTCACGAAGAGGTGCTTGGGCACGGACTTGGCCCACTCCTTGACATCCTCGAACACAGCGGCCTTGCAGTCCTCGATTGTCTCATGGTAGGCAACCCGCTGACCAACTGGCTTGCAGGAGGCAACGTCGGGGCTGGTGCAGAGTAGAAGAGTCATGATGAAGTCCATGTCAGAAAGTATTTCGGAAAATCTTCGATCTGTAAACCTTCTATTTACACATTTGACGTAGACTGATCACATAGAAACGGAGACCAGCAATGGACCACAAGCAGAGAGCCCTGAGCAGCCTGATACAGTTCGGACTGACTGGCGCACTTGGCGCGCTGGCCTTCGCACAGATCATCAACGCAATAGCAGGAGCAATACAATGAGCAAGATCTGGTGGATAGTCGTGAACGGCGAGCGGTTCGAGGGCATCTCTGCCCGAGCGCTGGCCCGTGTCACCCGCCTTGCATTCCGACACGATCTGGAGTGCACATACGGAATCGCTGGCGTGGCATCCTTCACCCAGCCAACCTTCAGCGAGATGATGGACAGGCTCGCTGCTGCATAGAATCTAACCCAGAAAAGGAGACACATCATGGGAACAGACATACACACGGCCCTCGAGGTCAAGATCGGTGGGGCGTGGACCTGCCTCACAACCATAGAGCCGTACGATGATGACGACTCATGGCTGAGTCCGAAGGACAGCATCGCGGACGACCGCAACTATGGCTTCTTCGCTGCCATGGCCGATGTCCGGAACGGCTTCGGATTCGCAGGATGCGACACGGGCGACGCGATCACTCCGATTGCCATGCCACGTGGCATCCCGGAGGATCTCTCACCGGAGGTTCAGGCATGGTACAATCAGGGCATAGAGCACACCCCGAGCTGGCACACTCTTGCCGACATCCTTGCGTATGACTGGACACAGCCCAGAACACAGCGCGGCTGGGTGACTCACAGAGAGTGGGCTCGCTACGCATGCGCCGGACAGCCTGACGCATGGTCGGGCGACATCTCTGGTGGCATGATTGTGCATGTCCCACCCTCCGCCTTTGCCCTCCGCTGGGCAGAGGCCAAGCGCCACTTCAATCTTCCCGAGCAGCGCTGGGCACAGTCTCACCTGTGGCATCCTCGTGGTGAGGACGACGAGGCACTTGAGAAGTGGTTCCTTGAGAAGTGGGACGGCAAGCGCCCGTACACACAGGTCCAGTGGACCAGGCCGCTGTACGACAGCATGGGGCACCAGATGGGAGAGCTCATGGCAGAGATGCTGGCCGTGTCCATCAAGCACGGTGTACCACACGAGGACGTGCGAATCGTCTTCTACTTCGACAGCTAGAGGAAGTCCTCAGGATTGAGTCCGGCGCGGGTGAAGGCATCCGCGTCGGCACGGGCCAACTGGGCCAGTGTGAGCTCGTCGCCGCTTCTGTTCACGAACTTGCGGAGTGGCAGGTCACCATCCCGGAACAGCTTGCCCCTCGTGGGCCCGAGGACATCGTCCTGGAACTCTGCTGACTGGCGCCCCAGCCAGTCCTGATAGGTGATCTTGGCGTCCACCTGTCCCGTCATTCCTCTGATGCGAGTCCTTGAGAAGTCGTCGAAGGCTCCCTTGTGTCCTCGTGGAAGGTCAGCGCGGGATGTGACGGAGGCTAGGCCATTCTCTCGAGTGTACTGACGCAGGAGCTGACGGGTGGTGACTGGCTTGGCAGGTCTGCGACCGAGCACCTCCCCACGGATGATGGGAACTCTAAGGGATCTGCAGTTGAAGTGCAGCGGCGGGATCGGTCCCTTGCCCACTGGGTGCATAGTTCCGTCCAGTGAGGAGCAGACACGCGTCGTTCTCTCGTCCAGTGTGGCAACGTACATCTCCTCTTCGAACAGGTCGGCATTGGCCGTGTAGAACTCTCGCTTGGCAGCGTTGGAGATCGCATTGACAGCGGTCCTGGTGATCGCTGCAGCGCCGTTCCGTGTGATCTGGGTCGCTCCGTCTCGGCCACGGCCCAGGGTGGTGCCGTTGATCCTGGAGGCGATTTGTCGAGGCGTCTCGCCCTGAACGATGCCCATCTTGATCTGCTGATCGATGCGAGCAAGGTCGGCACGGCGGATGTCCCTTGCCCATTCCCGCATGGTGCGTCCCTCAAAGGGGAATGTTGTCACGATGGCACGGAGCTGGCTCGCTGAGGGAAGGACCATGTCCAGCTCGACAGGCGCGATGGATGCCACGGCGGCTGCCACGAAGGCGGGCTCCGCCTTGGCCAGTGCGAACATCTCCTCCATCCAGACGTCGATTGCCCGGTCCCACGCGCCGCCTCTGATTGATCTGATCTGCTTCAGCAGAAGCTTCTGGCGCTGAGCAGTTATGGTGCCACGAGAGAGGCGGTCCTCGATCTCAAGGCGCATGTCGCGCTCCACCTCGTCCAGGATCTTCAGCACGCGGTTGCGAACCGAGCCGGACAGGCGCAGAAGACCGATCTGATGCCGAATCAGAGCGTCGAACAGCGCCTCGTTGACGTTGTCAGGCAGCTCGCCGCCGAACTGGGTGCCTGGGTTGATGGTCATGAGGCAGGGTCCGTGTGGAAGTCGTCTTCTCGATTGAGAAGCATGTCGGTCTGAAGGCACTTGGCAAGCCACATGGTGGACTTGAGGTCTGGCAGGGAGCAGATGTACTCGCGATACGAGCCATTCTTGTCAGCCAGAATGACGACCATGTGCTGGATGTCAGGATCCTGCTCGAGGCGTCCGACAAGTGTGAACAGGCACTCCTCGACCGAGTTGTCATAGCTGTCCTGCTCGAGAGGGGTCACCTCCGCTGGGAGGTCGTCCCAGGGCTGTCGGTCTCGATCAGGCGTCCTCTTCTGGATCACGCTCAGGATCTTCGACAGGATCGCCCGTCCCAGTCGGGGTTCTTGCGATGGCATCCTCAATCTCCTCGATGATCAGCTCTGTCTCTTCCTCAAAGGTCAGACCAGTGAAGTCCCGCTTGCGGAGGTTCTCGTGGATCGTCTGAAGCGAGATTGGCAGACCAAGGTTCTTCGCCTGCATATACTTTACCAGGAGGTCCCCGGTAAGTGGGTCGTCCGCGAACTCCAGATTGGGCTCCACAGTCACGTCATTCGGATTGAGACCCATCCACTCTGCCGCGTGGCGCAGGGACTGCTGCAGTCCTGCTGCTCCAGCAATGGCCACCTGTGTCAGGGTCGCCGTCTGAGCTGAGATGCGCATCTTGAGAGCCTCTCCCGACTCGCGCTCGGAGCCAGAGCCTGTCGCAAGGATCTGCGCACCCTTGTCGGCCGCCATCTTGCGATCGTTCATGAGAGCCTGACGCTGCTCGGGCAGGCCCGTGCTGGACACCCCGACGAACTTGGCATCACCACCCTGCGGCACGTGGATCACACGATTGGCCCCGGTGCCGATGTCGTCATCGTCCTCTCCTGCACCAATGATCACAAGAGTGTCCTGTGCCTGCATGAAGAGGTTCTGTCGATAGTCTGCCTCGCCGCGATACACGGTCAGGGCAAGCTCCGCGAGCCCAAGAAGGGGCGGCTCCTCGGGCTCTGCCACGAGGTCCTTGGAGTTGACGAATGTCCATGGGATGAAGTCGATGGTGCGTCCGCGAAGGGAGGGCACGAGCTGCTTGCTCTCGGTGAAGGAGGTTCCCTCGTCCTCTCGATAGACGCCGACGGAGTAGGCACCGCTGGCCTCGTTGGCCAGTGTCTCACCGAGGATCAGAACGCGGGTCTTCTCGCGGAACTCCCACTCGAAGTCCTGGTCGCGCTCGAACTCTGACTCGTCAAGAGCCAGGAAGTTCAGAATCTGTGTCTCGAGGCCGTCGCGACGGCCCACGTCCCAGTTCAGGATGGACGGTGCGTTGTACATGGCGATGTACGGGACGATGTCGCCCAGGCCAGCGTTCTCAGGGAAGTCGACGAGCAGGCCGCAGCGGCCAGGAACGAGCTGCTGCTCCGTGATGCGCTGCAGAAGCAGCTGAAGAGGCTCGCCACGAGGGGTTGCTCGCTCGAGGATCGGTTCCATTCGAGTTGGCACCTCCACGACCGCAGGCTTGCGGTGCATGACGCCGAGTGCGGCCTCGACCGCGTCATTCACGAAGTCTGGGAAGTGTGCGCGCTTCTTGTAGGCATCGTACGCCAGATATCCTGCAGACTTGGTGTCTCCGGACTTCAGGCCGTCCTCCAGCATGCCAGACGTGGCAGGGAGGTAGGTCTGTCCCTTCGCCTTCACGGCGCGGGAGCCACGATACGTGTCGAGCATCAGCTGCCAGTCAGGGATGAACTGCGTGTATTGCGGGTGCTTGCTGTCAACTGCCATGGAGGTTCCTCAGGGATCTGCGGTCGGAAGATAGTCGTGAAATCAGCACGGCGCTAGTACATTCCACTAGTGCGACCAGACTTGACGGATGTGCCCTGGTCACGGATCATGTAGCGTGCCTCGTCGGCGATGTGGTCCTCGGTGTCCGTGTTCACGTCATCAAGGTCCTTGTCAGACCGGGGAAGCACCGGGACTGTACGGCGAAACTGCGCGCAGCCCTCGAACACGAAGAGACCGGGCTTCTCTCTTGGGCCACCCTCCTTGGGTGGGTGCGCGTTCTTGAAGTAGGTCCGCATGGTCTGCCACCCTGCCTTCCTGGAGCCAGGACGCTTGTCGGCACGGGTCCACTTGACCCCCTTGTGAAGCTTGTTGCTCGCCAGTCGGATCGGCTTCTCCATGTCTGTCGCAATGGACGGACCGTTCTCCTCTGTCCAGATGGACGTGTCGGCAGGCCCAGGCTTGACTCGCTCGTCCAGGTTCCAGCTGAGCTGTCGCTCCACGATGCCCTTGGCGATGTCAGCGGCCAGCATGCGAACGCCCTCGTTCGGCTCCCCGGTCCAACCGTACCACTCGGCGATGCGGAATCGGTCGCCCCGCACGGAGGACCGCCACTTGCCGTCGCCGTCCACGTAGTCAGAGCCGTCGGAGATGGCCCACCAGCCAACGGAGAAGGGGGCGGAGGAGCCCCAGTCGAAGGATCGAGTGATCTTCCAGGAGTGGGGGATGTCGAACTTCTTCACCACGTTGTGCTTCTCGGACCACACATCATCGAACATGCCACCAGCGACGATGTCCCACGAGCCATGGAGCCATGCCTGCAGCTCTGCCTCGTTGCGGGCGGAGCTCTCGAGCTGAGCGATGTACGTGGGCTGTGCCTTGAGGAGGATGGTGTTCTCGTGCACGGTGCCCTTGATGGTGAGGCGTGACAGCTCCTCGCACTTGACCTCGCCTGTCTCAGGATCCTCGAACTCGAACTCCCTCATGCGGCAGATCTTGTCCTTCATGGGCAGCTCGAAGTAGTGCTTGACAGCGTTGTGGCCTGGACCATAGGGGTTGGTCGTTGATCGGATCATCCGTGGAACGTTCGGATTGGAGGATCGACAGCAGGAGATCATGCGCTTGTATGCGTTCATGGTCGGCCAGTTGGTGAGCTCGTCCCATCCAATGAAGGGATACTCGTGACCGTGATAGTTCCAGTAGTCATCGTCGCGATTGAACTGCCTCATGAGCAGCTCCTCGCCATCGGGCCAGACCCACTTGTGATCGGACCCGTTCCACTTGGCCTGTGGCCAGATCAGGGGGAACCACTTCTTGCTCTTGGTGATGAGATCCTGAAGCTGCTTGTATGTCTGACGGAAGATGATTCCTCTCCAGTCAGAGCCATGGCCCTTGCCGGTCTGAGTGGCAAAGCACATGAGGAGCGTGTCCGACTTGCCGGGACCACGCGTGCCATGATACAGGAGCTCGAAGACTCCAGGGTTGCCCAGGACAGCCTGCTGGGAGCCCGGAAGGGGACGCCAGATGCGGGGTGCGGTCTTGTTCTGACTTCTTAACTTCATCTTAACAGATCCGAGCTAGACTGAGTCCATAGAAACGGAGAACATCATGTCCATCAAAGTCGAAATCAGCTTCAGCATCTACCACTGGACAGGAGAGACCGACTCGTACACGACCGACTCCCTGGGTCTCCACATCCTTGACAACCGCATCATGGTTCGTGACGACATCACTGGTGAATACATCCTCATCAAGAAGATGGACGGGCACTGGCAGATCCAGGATGGCGCCAAGTGCAAGGTCCGAGTTCTCAGCTAGCATCCTCGTCGTCCTTCACATACTCGATGGTGATTCCGTGAGCGGCAAGGTCCTCCTCCATGGAGCCACTGGACATGGGGATCTCGACAACGCCACCAGAGACAGTCTGGTTGACGTCCACCTTGTTGCCATAGCCCTCTGGGTCGTGCTTCTTGGCGGCCATCTCGAGCATCTTGTCCGAGTGCACCAGCTTGTGGCCGATCAGCTGTCCAGTCTTGACGTTGAACACGGGCTCTAGCCAGCCCTCGATACCACGCCGATAGACCTCTCTGTCGATCTTGTCAACGAACATGTGTCGGGCCTCCTCGACCATGTCCGCGAATGCATCATTGTTGACCTCCATGTCCCGAATGACATTGTAGGAGATGCCTGCTGCACGTGCCGAGGCAGCCTTGCGGCCCGTCCTTGCGTAGTTGATGAGGAACTGTCTGGCGACATCAGGAGTGAATCGGCGCTGAGGCACGATCTCCTCGACCAGGATGTTCTGACCAGTCTCCTCGTCGATGAGTCCCCAGTCATGGGTCTCCGGATCTGGCATGATGTCCTGATCGGTGGCTGGCTTTATCAGATGCAGAAAGTTGCCGAGAAGCGCCTTGCGCTCGTCCTCGGTCATGTCCTCTATCTCTTGGCGGATGTCATCACCCACTTCGTCCATTCTCGGTTCTCCTCGCGCCCATGCGCATGCGATGGAGCCATGCCCCATCTGCTGAGTCTCGCCAGAACATAGCCCAGAACACACGAATCGCCAAGTTGAGGATTGAATCAGAGTAAAGGGGAGTAAATTGAGGTGGATGGGGAGTAGCCTAGAACCTTGATTCTAAACCGTTTACTCCCCTTTACTCTATTTACTCTATATAATTATATAAGATATAGAATCCCAGTCACCCGGTCGGATCCAGAATCACACGAAAAATCAGAGTAATCAGAGTAATCAAAGTACTCCGTTGAAATCACTGAGGAAAAATTACTCCCCATCCGATCCGAAAGGGAGTAACTACTCCCCTCCCCTGGGCTCCCCATCGAAGTACCTTGGAGCATCACACACGGTCGCAGCACCACGATTCAGGAAGCTCACCATCCCCTCCGGATCCCAACGGGGCTTCAAGTACTCCCCATGGACATTGCGAAGAGCCCACGCTCCCTCATGTCTCTTGACCTGAAGCCTCCCCACTCCAGGGATGAACACCCACCCCTCACGCGCCTCGGTCCACGGAACAAACTTCACTGCCACTTAGACCTGTCCCCCTCTTCGTGCCTGATGATCTTTGCCAGAGAGTACCCATTGCCTGGCTTGCGCCACGTTGGCTCGAAGAACTTCCCACCACCGTGCATCTCCCAGCCCTCATTCTCCAGGAACTGGGCTGCCTCCTCAGCGGAGGAGAAGATGTCTGTCTTGTAGCCAGGCACCATGTAGCCAACACCACCGCCATCGACAGATCCTCGACGCACGTGGTACTGAACCTGCTTCTCAACTACATCGTATGACATGAGCCACGTCCTCCTCACTCGGCAGTGCCTCTATGTAGTCAATCGCCATCTGCTTCATCACCCCCAGATCATCGGTCTCAGTCCAGATCTCATGGTCCCAGTCACCATAGTCCACGTGGACATGGCCTGTGCCATCCCCCTCACCATGGATGGTCACCAGGGCACCGTGGATGACCCACTGCTCCTCCGGACACCCGCACTCCTCCGACGGCCCGGACCAGTCAAGGTAGATGTCGGTCATCAGACCAGACCCTCCATGTTGGCCTTGCGCCATCCCTCAGGCTTGACGACGCGCCCTGCCTCGTTCAGGATCGGCTTCCCGTCCGGACCCAGCTTGGCCATGTTTGCCATGTGAACTCGGGCGAAGGCCATTGGGAACACATCCTTGAGCCCCCACTCAACCAGCGTCCCGTCCGTGACGTAGCGGACGTCGACCATCTCGTGCAGCACCTGCCCCACGTCTCCATGGAACACCGCCGATGCCACCTCACCCAGCTCCTCAACCATGAGTTGAAAGCGGAGCAGGACACCGCTGTTGTCAGTCGCAGCAGCATTGTGAAGGGCCTGAGCCATGATTGCCAGGTCTTCGGCAGCGCTCTCAAGCACCATCCTTGCCTCATGATCCATCACAGGAATGAATGGTGACAGCCGCACCCTGAGATTGAAGGCGGTGTGAAACTCGAGCAGAGCCTCTCTGGTGTTGATGCTCATGACATCAGAGCGCTCCCGCCCGCGATTATGAGCCACCACAGGCCAGCCGTGATGGCTGCCACCAGCAGTAGCATCGCCCACTTGGGCCAGTTGCTAGGAATCAGTTGCTTCATCGAGATATGTCCTCCAGTGCTTGCGTCGTCGCCTACCGGAGCCATCCTTCACGTAGAAGCCCCAGTCGTTCTTGTCCCTTGTGAACTCTGTCCACACGATTGTCAGCACGGGTCTGTCCGTCACCACGCGGTGAACGTGGTCGGCTGTCCGCCTGTGCCATCGCCAGGGCTCCACGAACCGGGTCATGCGAATGTCCTTGACGAGCAGTTCATCAGAGTCAAGCTCCGATGTCGGCCACACCTCCTCGCTGTAGCCTCGGAACAGTGGCATGGTCCAGAAGTCGAACGGGTGATCGTGCGGGTCCGGGTCCTCGTCTCCCCGATGGAACCAGTGGATGCGGAGCGAGCCCACTGTCACGCGCGTCATGTATGGTGAGGGATCGCGTCGGCCCAGTATGCGGTCCACCCGCACTCCGAGCACCTCGATCTTCCACGCGTCTCCCGGACGCCTCTCCCAGCTAAGCAGCCTCATGTTGTCGCCTCCACCACGGTGCCTGTCGGTTGGTCCATGTGGGAGCGCGCTTGTCGTCGCGCCACTTGTCGCACATGTACATCTGATACGCCCTGTGCACGTCCGGCTCGTCCTTGTATGGCGTGCAGTTGACAAAGTCGCTGGCCTGGCGCCAGTCCGCACCCTGGTGGGATGCGAACCAGTACTCGAACGCCTCCATGTGCTCGGCGCACTTGTGCGTCTTGCCGTAGCGGTGCGTGTACTCGGCGCAGAGCGCCTTGAAGTGCAGGAATGTCCAGTAGCCATTGTCAGGTGCGGAGCGCACCCACACGGCGCAGGGGTGGTTGACGTGTGTGGGCCTGTACGGTCCGGCATCGCCCATGGCAACGGACAGCAGCTGCGCTGTCTCGAGCACCATCTTCACAACGCGCTTGTCGTCGAGCGCTCGGGCAGAGCAGACAGGACACCTCTTGGTGGCGAATATGTTCATGCCTGGTCCCCGATCACAATCACTCGCAGAGGCGAGTGTGTGCCCGTGAATCGGACTATGACCTCCGTGGAGGTCACAGCCACTGCAGCATCTACGATCACGTCCCCGGACATCACCTGCACGATGGGCCTCTGCCTGCAGTTGTGTGCGCAGCGCGCCTCTCCGTTGGCAAGCTCGAACTCAAATTCCTGGTGGACAACCATGCCCCTGCTCCTTTTCTATGCCCCACCCTAGCGCGTCACACTCCAGAAGTAAAGTCGTGGTCGATGTAGTGGCGACGACCGAACCGCATCCGCTCCTTGAGCTCGATGCACAGTATCAGTCTTGTCTCAATCGCAGCCCGGTTGGGATCGTCCATCCTGACGGTCTCTCGTCGGGCCACCGTCACGTAGGGGAGTCCCATCAGCTTGCGGTCAAGGTCCCACCAGCGGGCCGGGAACACCCGATGCACCTCCTGCTGCGTGAGCGGGTCCCATCGCCATCTCAGTGGCTGGTAGTCCGGGTTCTCATCGCAGAAGTCTTCGGCCCTGCGGCGCATCTGGTGCATGGTCTCGGACAGAATCACGGCAGTGCCCTTCCCATGCGGCCACCAGCACCCACGACCGACGGACCTGGAGACAGGGGGAGGATCTCCGCCATGGTCAGTGGCCGTGGGGCTGTGGCAAGAGGCTCGCTGGTCTGGGGATCCCAGTGTGCCTCGAAGTGAAGACCGCTGTATCCGAGCCAGAGCTGAAGCTCCCTCTCGGACAGGCGGCGTGACTCCACGATGTTGCCGTCCAGGTGGCCCTGATGTCGAGCCCAGACAACGGCGGACGATTTGAGCGCGGCGTCAACGACGACAGCCTGGCCCCGGTCGGTTCTTAGATACCAGTGGTGGCTCATGATGGCATGACCATCAGCGCGCCGAAGAACACGACGACGAAGAACACGACGACGAGCTTGCCGAAGTGTGACTGACGACCGATGCGACTCTCTCGCTGGGCCATGTGGTATGCTGCTCTCTTTCCAAGTGACAACGGTGATTCTCCTTCTCTGACAAAGCCATTCTGCGCTAGAAGTGTAAAGAATCTGTTAAGAGTCAAAGAAAGTTCCTCGCGAACCGCCTCCGACTGAAGCAGCTTCTGTGCATTTTCATGCAGCTTTGTCTGCACCCGAGCAATGGTCTTGGAAGATTCAGAGAGTTGATTTTCCAAATCGTATATCACAGCCTGCTTGTCGTTATTTTCCTTCTCGGCTTGTTTTTGCAGCTCTTCTAGTCGAGCAATTTCACTGTTGGCATCGTGCAGATGTTCCCTGAGTGTCTTTCTAGGCATCAGAAGGGCACCTCCTCTTGTGGTGGAAGCTGCTGCGCGCATCGCATCAGCATGTCAATGATGGTGTTCTGCATCTCGCGAGTCTCGTCTTCCACGTTGCGTGCCAGGTGCAGCCACTCCTCGTAGAGGGTGCCAGCAAGCATGATGACGCCCATGTCGAGTGCCTTGCGAGCTATGTAGATGCGGTTTGGGGAGCGCTTGGCCATTCCCAGAACGCCCGTGCCAAGGGACTCCACGAATGTGATGTCGTACACCTCGGGACTTGCGCCTGCTCGACGAGCAATGCACATGGCGTTCTGAAAGTCGCGCTTCTCGTGCTCGGTCAGTTCGTACTCAGCATAGTCGACGTCCCGGCCCGTGCGTCGCTTCCAGATGTCCACGGCAGAGGTGTTGCAGCTGTTCGGGCAGTCCCTCTCCAGCTCCTCCACGACCTCCAGGAACTCGGGCGATGGAGTGTAGGCCGCCATGTCATGGAACTTGAGCTGATCGCCCTCGAAGGTCCCCCTGGGCGCTGTCAGCACGTCCCTCAGGAAGTCCCTGTTCTTGCACTGCAGCACTGTGAGTCGGATCGGGTCCACGAACTCCCAGTCGTACTTGATGGAGCGATCCTCTGTCAGAGTGCACTGTGTGATGACGTTGTAGGTCCAGATGCTGTTCTTTCGGATGGCGCCAGCGGCGATGCCACGATAGTACACGACGCCCGCCTCCCCGGCGTGGATCTCCACCTGTGACTGGGCGATCTCGGGGATGGTCTGGAGCACGATGGCCGACTTCTTCTGATGAGCCTCCTCGATGCCAGCACCCCTGACGATGATCTTGGTTTGGCCCTCCTCCGGTGAGACAAGGCCTGATGGCCCAAGGGAGAAGGAGTCACCGCCCTCGTCGAGGGCGTTGCAGTACAGCTCGCGATACGCCTGCCAGACCTCCCAGTTCTTGCCCATCTGGTCTGTGAAGCCGAGGTCCTCGCCGTTCATTGTGACGATGTTGAATCTCTGACCTCGGATCTCCGTCTGTCGGGTGTCGAACTTGAAGCGCTCCTCGCCCCGCATCAGCTCCACCTCGTGGTTGCTGCGGAGCAGGATTGCGATGGCATACTTGAGGCCCGTGCCGAAGTAGCCGATGGGGTTCTCGCCCTCCTTGGCAGAGACGCCCATGGTGCGCACTGCCTCCAGGGGAACGAGTCCGGTGTTCTGAAAGACTATCACTGCATGACTCCGACTGTCTGTCCCTGAAGCTGCACCACGCCTGTGACACCGCCGTCAGAATTGTTGTTGGCCCTCGCCTTGAGGACTGTGAAGACGACCTTCTCCTTCTGGCCCGGCCAGCTTGTCTGGAGAATGATGTCTGCGAACAGTTCCATGACGGCGAAGCTTGACAGGTTGATGTACACCTCGACGTAGAGGCCGTCAGCCGCGTGTGTCACGGACCAGTTGTAGATGTTCGAGTCTTCGTCCTTCAGCTTCGAGGAGATGGACTCGATGAGGTCATTGATCTTCTGCACTTGCTAGATTGTCTCCGTTTCTAAATCAGTTGCAACGGAGCCGGAGAGGCTGGGGGTTCAGGGGAGGAAACAGGGCCTCCCCGGCCCGTCACTGTCACGTCCATAGCCTAGGACGTTGCAGGAGTAAACCCCTAGAAGGGAATCTCTCGTGTCTCTTCGCCATCGTACACGGGCCAGTCGTATGGACCGCCGAAGTTCTTGTCGAAGACGTCGCGGCATGTGTCAACGCCCGGCATCTGGTAGCAGTACTGGCGCGAGCCACCCTCCATCTTCTGCTTGCGAGTCAGGTTCGGCACGACGGTGTTCATGAAGCGCCCCCAGGCCACGCGACCCTCGTGTCGAGACTTGTGCTCGTCCTTCATGCGCTGGATGTAGTGCTGCCAGAGACCCTCGATTGGCATCCAACAGTCGAAGCCATGGCCCTCGCAGAGGCGGTCATACCACCACTGCTGAAGAGGCGACATCGTGAGCAGCTTCTGCTCCTGCAGAGCCTCTGTCTGTGGCACCTTGCGAATGTTGAACTCAGAGAGGTCATAGTTCATGAGGAAGTGCAGCAGGTTCTCGTATCCTCCTCCCCGCAGCAGCTTCTTCATCTGGGCAAAGTATGCTCCGTCGTTCTGTCGGCCTGAGCCCACGTCCAGCACGAAGAAGCGGCGATCGTCCAGTCCAGCTGGCACAACCCACTCGGAGTTGGAGCCCATGATGAGGTGGATGAAGTTCGACTCCATCGAGATGTCGACACCCTTGAACTCGACTGGCATCATGCTCTCTGTGATGAGCATCTTGAGAGCCGCCTCGTGCTGCTTGTCGCCTGCGAAGAAGGCCTCGTTGGCGTAGACCAGGAGCTTGTCGCGCAGGTGGGCGTTGAAGTTGCCCAGGAAGGCATTGCTGCGAGCTGCCATGAAGAAGTGCTCTCGCATGAGCGCGCCGAGCGTCTCCACGAAGCTGTTCTTGCCCGTGCCCTGCCCGCCACGCAGCACGATGGCTGTCTCAGACTGGCTGGCAGGGTTCTGCACGAGCCGCGCACACCATCCGATCAGATAGTCATAGTGCTCCCGGTTGCCGGAGCAGATGTTCTCAAAGACGTGGTCCAGCCACATCTGGTGCTTGTCGCCCGCATGAGGCATGTAGCTGAAGCCCTGCCAGAGGTTGAGCATGTCCTCGGGGAGCGTTCCGTTCGGAAGGAAGCGCACACCCATGTACGAGCGCCGCTGTGGATGCTCGAGCCACCACTTGCCCTTCTTCTTGGTGATCGGCAGACCCTCCTGTGTCTGGGCCACCACCACCTTCTTGTTGCCATGGTGCAGCTCGAACGCGTCCTTGGCCATGAACTCTGGAACTCTGAGTCCGTCCAGCGTGGGATCCTTGATCCATCTCATGATGCGGAACTTGCCACCCTGGATCACCGTGCAGTACTCGTTGTTCATGCGAGACAGCTCGGGATCGATGGCATGCTCCTTCGCCCTCTGGATCTGCCTGATCGCGGAGGCCTCTGGCTTCTTCTGGTCGAGGATGTGGCCGGATATGGCAAGGTCGCGGTCAAGAACGACAGCCGCCATGACATCGTCGGGGAACTCGCAGCGAGCCATCTCGCACAGCACTGCCCAGAGCACCTCGGATCGCGAGCCATACTTGGCCGGATTGTCAGGATCGCAGCCCTGCACGATGAGCATCTTGTGATAGTCGGAGAGCCGCTCCTTGCCCCACTGGTCCAGATCGTCGATCTCACCGATGCGTGGCAGGTTGCCAGAGATCTCCACCTTGACGCGGCCTGGGTCTCCCAGGTCTGTTCCACCGAGGGCGGGTGCCTGGCTGAAGACGGAGATGTCGTAGATCTCGTTGTCCAGGAAGACAACAGAGGCCGGGCGCTTCTCGCGCCCCTTGCTGCGCTTCTTCTTGTTCGGGACGTTGACGGTGCCAGGAAGGCGCATGATGCGATCAACGTTGTGACAGTGGTCACCGCCCAGGTCAGACTCGAGCTGGCGGTTGTAGCGCTCGAAGTCGGACCAGTCGCCCTCGTCCGAGGTTATGGCATCTGACAGGCGCCAGAATGCCTGGTAGCCACCACCTGAGTCAATGATCAGGGAAGGCTTGGGGATGTGGTTCTCGAGCTTCTCAAGAATCTTCTTGCGCTCGGCAGCCACCATGCCAGTGGTGGGATCCACGTCGACGTGCAGCCACTCGGCAGCGACGATGTCCTTCTTCTGGGCCTTGTCAAACAGAGTGGCCTCGCCCGTGCTGTTCACGTGGAAGTAGAGGTTCTCCGTTCCGTTGACGGCGTCTATCCAGTCATGTGCGCTCTTCTCATCGCGGAATGTGTTGGTGCGGATCTTCCCGTCCGGCACGATGGATGTGAGCACCCATGGCCCGCCCGGTCTGAACCACTGCAGAAACTCGACTGCGGCAGCTGTGTCCTTCACCCCTATGCCTCCCAGAAGAAGATGAGCTTCTCACAGGACTCCAGTCCTCGCTCCATTCGGTTCACCCAGAGACGGGACACTCCCATCTGGTGTGCCACCTGCGCCTGTGTCCAGTCTGCTCTGCGACGATACAGCACACAGCAGTCAGCTGGTGTGAGCTCGCGCTTCAGTCGACGACGCAGCTTGCCTCGAATCGGATCGCGACCGTGCTCGAGCCGCACGTATGTCTGGCGCTTGTATCCCAGCGCGTCTGCAGCCTGCTTCTGATTGTACCCGCGTCGCCTGCGCCAGAGGAAGAGAAGCTCCGCGTCGGTTGGGCTGTCGCCGTCCTGCATCTCATGTGTTGTCGAGCTCACTCTGCAGCTCCTTTCTGAAGTTCTTGCCAGCGGGCCAATATGCCTGGGCATGCTCTATGAGCTCGGCCTTGGTGGAGCGACCCAAATAGCGTGCTGCGACGTCGCCGCGTAGCAAAAGTATATCCCTGCCGATCTTCAATAGAAGATGAACACGCCCCCCAGCATGATGTCTTTGAACCGCCCAGACGCGCTGCTCCTGGGTCATGTCGTGGTCGAGGCGCACGAGGGTCTCCTCCCGCACGGGCCAGCGGTCCTGCTGCTTGAGCTCTATCCAGCCCTCGACGTAGTTGACGTCAGGCGTGCCTGGGACAGCTGGGTTCTCAACCCGAACCGGGTCACGCCCCTTGAGAGCCGGACGAACCTGTGACCCCCAGAAGGAGGCCTCACTCATAGCCCATGTCCTTCAGCATTCTTGCAACGAGGTGCCAGACCGTGATGGAGAGTCTTGGATAGTCTTCCACACGACCTGTCCGCGTCGCCTTCTTCTTGCCCTGCATGACATCTCTGAACCTGTCGTACAGACTGGACATGGACCTTGTCTGTCGCATGACCCATCCATCATAGTCGCCCTTGGTCCTGCTGCCACCGCCGTCGTTTGCGATGACCATCTCACCAATGGTCTTGACCTGGCCCGTGATGGCCGAGTGCAGCTCTATCTTGACAACTAGCACAGCTTCTTCTCCCTTGCGAGCCAGTCCGGAACCTCGACAGTGACAATGTCACCCACCTTGTATCCGGGCTGAATCTCTATCTCTGACATTGGCAGCCACTCGCCGACGCACTTGTCGCCGTCGTTCACCTTGATTGCCAGCTCCGAGCAGACCTCTATCTCAACGTCATACTCTTGCAAGCTGAGTGCCTCCATTTGTCTCGCGGTAGGCCACAATCTCCACGCCAGCCTCCTGATACATGTCCAGACCGTTCTGACAGGAGCGCTTCCAGCGCTCGCTGAAGCCAGCCTCCTCTAGATGCACATAGACGACCCGCTTTATCCCAGCCTGTATGACATGTGCCGTGCAGCGGGCACAACTTGGTCCATGTCCTGGTGGCCAAGTGTACATAGTGTATCCACGGACGGGCTCCACAGCAGAGAGGATGGCATTGAGCTCTGCATGTACCACGCGCTCGAGCTTCAACTCCCGATCATCATACTTCTCCTGGGCATCTGAACACCCACGGGGGAAGCCATTGTATCCAACCGATGCGATTGTGAGGTCAGGTCGGACTATGGCAGCCCCACACTTCGTGCTGGGATCCTTGGACCAGCCTGCAACCATGGCTGCGAGCCCAAGGAAGCGACGGTCCCACTTGTCTTGTCTGAGAACACGCTGAGCCTGCTGATAGGTCTGGCCACGAATATAGCCCTCGTTCTCCTGCCAGCGGCGGACGATGTCTTCTGCTTCTGAAACCTTCATCACTTCCCATCCAATGGCTTGAGAACCTTGCCCGCGCGGCGACTGACGCGCTGAGCAAAGTAGTTGTAGACGTGTGGACGAACGCGCTTCTGTGTCAGGAACACCTCGCCTCGCTCTGCAGCCCGCCTCATGAAGGCGCTGACCTCGGGATCCCTCTGTGCGTGATCAGCCTGAAGATAGAGTATCCGAGCGGGTGGCTCACTGCCCTCGAGCCAGTCCCGGAATCTCTGTAGTCTGTCTGTCATGTTGTCTCCTTTTCTATGACACATCGCCCCAGTTGGGGCCAAGCTCCACGTCAACCTTGCTCGGAACGTTCAGGTCAACGCATGTCTTCATGATCTCAGCTGCACCCTCGGCGTATGCTCGGTCTGGCACGGAGAAGTCGAACTCGTCGTGCACCTGCAGCTGAAGTGGGTATCCTGCCCGGTCTAGGTCGACCATGGCTGTCTTTGTCTGGTCTCCGGCCCCGCCCTGGATGAGGCGGTTGAGAGCCTTGTTTGTCCAGTCCCAGTTGAGGCCGTCCTTGGCCCGAGGGAATCGACACTTGCGCCCGGAGAGGGTGCGGATGAAACCGTTCTTGCGGGCTCGCTTGTCACACCATGTCTGGAGTGCTGCGACCATGGGCACGCGCTTGTGGAAGCGGTTGAAGAGCTGCTTGCCCTCGTCTCCGGCCACGCGCATCATTCGGCCCTTGTACTCTATGACCTTCGTTGGCAGGCCCAGGTCGTTGCACAGCTTGACCTCTCCCATGTTGTAGCAGAGCCCAAGGAAGATGATCTTGCATTGACCGCGCTTGAACTTCCAGTCCTTGGGATCGGTCTCCTCCTTCTTCAGGCCGAAGACCATCTCCGTCATCATGTCGTGGTTGTCCATGTCGGGGTCGTCGCGGTACTTCTGCGCGGCCTCCTCGCCACCCGGAACGCCCACCACCTCGGCACAGTGTGCCAGTAGACGTGGCTCCTGCTGCGAGTAGTCCAGACACGCCCACTGGGCACCGTCATCTGGCACGTACACCCTGCGCCACATGGTTCCCACCTCGGGATCCCGTGCTGGCTGCTGCTGCATGTTTGGATCCTGCGAGCTGAGGCGACCGTATGCCGCCCCGCGCAGGTTCTTGCCGTCATCGTCGGAGCGACGCAGCTGGTTGAAGGAGCAGTGCACTCGACCGTTGACCTGATAGTCCTTGACCTGCTGAACGAAGGTGCTCACCATCTTGTTGTGCTTGCGGCCCTGACTGATCATTGGGATCATCGGGTGCTTGTCCGCGTTGCCACGAAGCCAGTCCGCGTCGAGGGACTCGGACATTGAGAATGGGATGCCGACCTCGTTCAGGATGCGAACCAGGAGCTCCTTCTTGTCAAAGTCGCCGGGTGTGAAGCCAATCGTTGTGAGATTGTCGATGAAGTCTGCAGCCTCCGCCCGCTTGCCCGAGCAGTATGTCTCAACGTGCATGAGCTGGTCGAAGTCGACCTTCACGCCGCGACGACGCATCTTGACCAGCACGGGCTGCACGGCACACTCCAGATCATAGACCTTGCGCAGGTCCTGCTTGTCTATCTCAGCCTCCTGCGCCCTGATGAGCTGCAGTGGCGCGGTGGCATCGCGCTCGGCGTATGGGCCCACGTAGCGGCCAGGAAGGTCGGAGATCCAGGCGCCAACCTGGTTGTCCTTCTTCATGCCGTATGCCTTGGCTGCCTCGATCATGCCCTGGTCGTCCTTGAGATCGAAGCCCCAGTCCTTCAGAATGCTGTTTAGAGAGTAGCTGAACTTCAGCTCGTTCAGGAGTGGCTCGGCCACCTGAGTGTCGCGGAATGTGACGTCCGGGTGGAACTCAAGTCCCCACTCCATTAGATAGTCGATGTCGTACTGAAGGTTTGCCCCGGTGATCTCACCACGGAAGCGCTTCAACTGGGCCTGCATGTAGCGCCTGACCTGGTCCGGATCGAGGTTGTCCTCGGGATGCCCAAAGGGGAGATACCAGCCGCGCTCGGTCGTCGTTGCGAAGGAGATGCCGACCATGCGACCCTCTCGCCTGACACCTGGACCCAGCTCCCTGAGAGTCGGGTCGCTTGTCTCGGTGTCCAGAGAGATGAGCCCCCTCTCGCCCCAATCGGGCAGAGCTGACATGTCTGGCAGCTTCCAGTTGGAGTCCGGGGCAAGAAGGGGAAGTTGTATTGGCACTAGAAGCCTCGATCAATCATGGTGTCCAACTTCTCAAGGGCGGCCTGCAACTGCTCCTGCCGCACGCCGCAGACAATCAGTGAGATGATCTCAGCCTCTTCTGATGGAATGCGATTGCCCGAGCTGAACTCGTGCGGAGCCACCATGATCTCAGCGTCATTGGAGAAGTGCCCTGCCTGATAGCCCTCCATGAGCTTGATGACGTAGTGTCGAGCCTTCTTCAGGTCCTCGACGCCATTCTTCTTGCGCCATCGCGTTATGTACTTCGTGGCATTGCCAATGAGGTATCCCGGTCCGAAGTTGTAGGAGATGAAGTCCCAGTGCTGGATCCCATCCTTTGGATAGTGGTCGCCTCCGACCTGCATGTCATTTGCTTGTGTCATTCTTCTATAGTCCCTGCATATTTTGCAACCAAGGGGGTCAGGCACGAGCCCGCACACCCAGCACACGTCACTTGTGCTCACTCTCTGTCACCTCCGACCAGTGAACGCGACCCTCGGGCGTGTGATAGTACCACTCCCGCACCTTGGGCCCCATGAGGCAGAGCGACCACATGCCACCCTTCGAGACCTCGAGGATGCGGTGAGCGTCCCAGTCGCAGCCTCTCATGTAGTTCCAGAAGCGGCGCTTGATCTTGAAGTCCTTTCGAGTAATGTCGGCCTCGGAATGCTTGATGATCCGCCGCTCCACGTACCAGCCCTTCAAGAAGATCGAGAGAAACGCGCTGGTGTGGTCGTGGGGATGGCCCACGTCAGCCTGCTTGATGTGATTGAGCGACAGGGCGAACCAAGGTGTCTTGAAGATGAACAGTCGGTTCAGATACGGCTCCTGGGCATCCGACCAGCGCCAGAAGCACCACCGGATCCCAGTGCCCGACTTGTATACCCTACTTCGAAACATTGTGGTCCCTCCCCATGATGGCCTTCCACCAGCCCGTGGTTTCTGAGACCTCGAACTTGTGAGCAGCGATGAACAGCTTGAGCTCCTCCGGAAGAGGCATCTCCTGGAGCTGCTCGATGCAGCTCTTCATGGTTGGACGCACCAGCTGATTGCCCATCTGGAGCTGCTCGTGTGTCCACATGAGGCACTCCAGCACGTCGCACGCTGCCAGCCACTGACGCTCCTCCTCGCTCAAGGGGATGCGGATGCCGAGCTCGTCCTCGATCATGCGCTCCGTCATCTTGAGCTCCCTGCCGAGCTCCGGATTAAGCCAGTACTTGGCAGGTGCAGGCGTGTCACCGACCCACCGCTCGGGCACGTCGTGCCAGAGGGCAGCCATGATGAGGTTGTTCGATGCGTTGGGGCACAGCAGAGCTATGAGCGATGCAACCGCCCAGGAGTGCTTCGCGACGGAGTACTCTCCGTGGTGGGGAACGCAGTGCATCCGCTCGGTCCACCCTCCCTCTCTGATTGCCAGAACGACCTGGCTCGGTGTCTTATCCATTCTTGCTTCTCCAGCGTCTGTGTCTCTGTTCAATCCAGTCCCGTGCTGCAAACTTCCAGTCGCAGTTGTCTGGCATCTGGTCCAGTATCTCGAGCGCGCCTAGGAAGCGGTCCTCACCCTCGCCCTTCTTGTAGTGTCGATGAGCCATCCACATCGGGACGGCACACTTGCGCCAGAAGGGGTGAACGAAGCCCACCGCGCTGGGATCCTCGAAGAAGAGGGCCATGTCCTGGTCCCACAGCTTGGGATCTCGACGTGCCGAGAACAGCCTCGTGGGCTTGACGAGCCCATCCCTGTAGGGGCATGCATTATCGATGGCGAACTCGTCCATCTCGCGGATGCCAGCACACTTGTCGTATGTGTCATCGTACGCGTGATAGTTCGTGCTGACCTGCCAGTAGCGTCCGATGGGGACCTCCACCATGCCGGCCACGTACTCCTGGAGGATGGACATGTGCACGGCGTTGGCGCCATAGGCACCCCAGACGATGTCATTGGAGCGGTTGAAGACGTACATGTTGAGCGCGCCGTCCGACCCGATCTCGAACTTCAGGGACAGGTTGCACGGAACGTCCTTGCCGCCACTGTCTGCAACAAGTTGATCAATCGGCCCAGCCCACATGTTGATGACAACCCGGCGATCAGTCTTGTCCTTCTTGAGGCGGTCAATCGCCCAGGATAGCTGGTCCCATGATTCGTACTGATGATCGCTGTTGCCTCTGCTGGGATGTTCGAAGAACGAGCGCCAGCGCCATCCATATGCACCCCACATGGTCTTGCCATCATCGGAGTAGCTGCGCATGTTCTTGGCAAAGCTCTCCACGAACTTCAGGTCATTGCGACCTGCGAGCATCCAGATGGACTCGAACAGGTGAAAGAATGGGTTGGCGTCCCGTTCTCGATAGAAGATGACCCTCTCGTCAGGCCGCTCGTAGAGAGTTGTGACGGGCTCGGGGTGCACGTGCACGGAGCCGTTGCGGGAGGGGCGCTTTTCTCCCTCGTCTCGAAGGAGCTGGAGTCCTCGAGGAAGAGCTTCTTGCACGTTCCTGACGCGTAGGGTCTTCATGTCTCTGCGTCCTCTACTGGAGGATCCTGTGGGAGCTCCTCTTCGGGCGGGATGGAGGATGCAAATGCCTTCTTCCAGTAGACAGTCACCTCCGTGCGGGTGCCGAAGCCCTCGCGGTCTGTCTTGTTCTGCTTCTGGCGTGTGCGCACGAACCCAGGGTGAAGCTCTGCGAGCTTCTCGGCACCTGCGTTGTGAACCTGGTGTGTTCGCCACACGGAGCAGCCCCCGTCGGCCTGTGTCTTGCTCTGCCCCTGGGCGAACCTGTAGAAGACGAGTGACGGGAGGCCAGCACGCAGCATCTGGAGCGCGACGTCGAAGTCCTCCATGATGTGCACACGACCACCCTCTGTGGCGAGATAGTCCGCAGTGCGATAGGCGAGAAGTCTCATGTAGCGGGTGTTCTCAACCTCTCCCTCGCGCGTCCGGTTGTTGCCCTCGCGCCCCGAAACACCCACGTGAGCGTACTGGTGAAGTGCTCTAGAGATAGAAGCAAACATCTCATAGATGTCTTCCGGACCAGGAGCAGTCAGCTTCCACCACTCATCGTGATCAGCTTCCTGGTCGCGGCGAATGTAGAACTCGATGTCATCATCCAGCATGCAGAACTTCTCAACGCCGACCATGTCACATGCCTCAGCGATGTGGCGGCGAGTTGGCTCGATGCGAGTGATGCTCTTTGGCAGCACCATGAGCTCCACGTCTGGTGTGTTCAGAAGCGCAGCGCGGTACGCGCTTGCCTCGTGTGCCTGACAGACCACGGTTGTGTTTGAGTGAAGAGATGTTGGCAGCTTGCCAAGCGTTCCCTGATGTATGCGGTCTGCACGACCAAGGGATGGGATGAATAGGCGCATGTGTCCTCCGTTTCTAGGGGCGACCCTAGCGCCCCTCGTTCCAGTTGTAAAGTGCTAGCTGCTCTTGGCCATGGCAGCACCAGCCACCACCGCGCTGAAGACAAGCACGAGAGCGCTGGGCACTGCGACACCGAGCCACACTCCAATTGGGATCTGCCCAAGAGCGGCGCTCTCTGTCAGCTGGGCCAGCCACTCATCGTAGGAGTACCACATTAGTAGAAGTCCGGATGTGATGTTCTTGATCATGTTCTATACCTGTTCTTCAGTCTACCGCCCTGCTGGGCGCGCTCATACTTGTCGAACTCACACAGCGTGTGCTCGACGGTTCTCATGTCCCATGGCTTGGACTTCCAGGGCCAGTTTGCCGTGTCCTGTGACAACTCAAGCAGGCGCTGCATCAGGAACATCATGTCGTCCCGGTCCTCGGCGCTGTGGCGCTTGAAGAAGTCCTTGTCATAGTCGCAGAGGCGAGAGAGCCCACGGGCACATCCCGGTCCTGGGTTGGCCCAGGTCATGATGTCCGGAGCCTTGTCAAGCAGCGGCGTGTGATAGAGGTCGGTGACGATCTCGTATGCCATGAACTGCCCGAGGAAGGGGAACGATTGGAGCCAGTTCCAAACTTGTTCTAGCCTCAAAGTTCCAGATTGAATCTTCATGAGATTGGAAAATTCTCGTGCATCAAATTTCGGATGGTGTCCATACTTGCGATAAGTTTCATCGTGCAAAAGCTCACCGTCTTTGGTGCGGAACCACTCGATGCACTGAAGCACACCGTCCAGCTTGTTCATTCCGTTGGGCGTCTTGATGATGTAGGCACCTGTGACAACAGGCGCAACTCCAGCAAGCTGTAGTCCAACTTCAAGAGATGACCACTCTCGCTCTCCGAGGAGCCACGGCAGGATCCTCTCTCCCGTCTCGACGCGGTTGAACCACCTGAAAGCCACAGTGGCAAAGAGCTGCTGGGCAGGATCCTCATCCAGTTTCGATCTAACGTTCTCTGCAAACCAGCGCGTGACTCGGTCGTCTTCTCTCTCGACATTGCAGAACCTCCAGTTCTGTAGCACAGGGTCAGCGGTGTACTGTCCCGATGGCACGCCGGAGCGAGGGATGCCCATGTCTTTTGCAAGACGGACCTTCTCCCGCTCCCGCGCATATGCGAAGAAGTCGTCGCTACGCATCTGGTGCAGTGACCTCGATGTAGCCACGCTCAGAGTCCCAGCGGATGTCGGCCAGTGTGCCTCCCATCTCGCGGAACTTGCCAACAGTACCACAGGTGCGATACAGCTCGTAGTGAGCACGGGCCGTGGACCCATGGCGCTTGGGATTCTCCAACTCAACCAGGTAGATGCGACTGTCCGGATGAATTGAGGACTTGCGGCCAGCGCCAGTGTTGCGAGGACGGGGCTCCTCGATTGGCGGGGCGATCTGTTCCAGGATCGGCACGATGCGCTTGATGGCAGTCGCCTTGTCGCTGAACTTCTTGAGCGATTCACCAGTCACATCATTGTAGAGCTCGACCAGCTCAGGCCCGCTCAGGCCCTCAAGGTCTTCTTCAGACGTGATCATGGTGTCTTTGAATTGGTACTTCATGTTCCTGTCTCCTTTTCTAGACGAGACCTCAATACCTCAGGATGTTGCAGAAGTAAACCCCACTGGCGAATATTTTTCCAAAACCTCTCTAAAGTACTCCCGAGCCCTGGCCCTGTTCTCATCGCAGTTCCAGAACCTGTTGCACCCGGAGGTGTGGGGAACCACGGTGCATGTGAAGCCCCAATCAGAGTTGTTGCGGTGCTCGAAGAAGTCCATCGTTGCCTTGGGATATCCGAACGCCACAGCAGTGTTGCGTCCCAGGAATATCACGTGTCGACCACCAAAGTGCTGGCGGTGAACCGCAGCTGCCTCCCGAGCCTTCTTCATTGGGAACTTGTCACCCTTGATGTTCTTGTCAGATCCAGGATAGAACGGAAGACAGTTCACTCTGTCAAATGCTGAGAGATACGTCTCCGGTGATATTCCGATGAGCTTGACGAGGCGATCGCCCGAGCTGTGCTCTGGCAGGGGATGAAGAGGCTCCCTAGGATTTGTCTTTCTTCCTGGAGCCATCCCCACGAGAATTGGTCTCTTCATAAACTTCTCTCCCTTTCTTCTCCCACCATCTCTTGAACCCTGACACCTGTTGAGCAGTTATCCCATACTCTTCAGCCAGGTCAACTCCACGCTCGCCCGAGAGGCGACGCTTGGCTATCTCAATCTGCTTCTCAAGAGGCACGCCACTCCGGCCCCTCGTGGACCTGCCACGGCGCACCATGTCCATGCTGTTCTCAGCATGTGTTCCTGTCTCAAGATGCTCGGGGTTCACACATCCAGGATTGTCGCACTTGTGTCGCACAACATGTCCATCGGGGATGTCCCCGCCGTGTATGCGCCAGCTGATTCTATGCGCTTGATGACAGGTTCCATTGATGTACATGACACCATAGCCACCAGCGTTCTTGGTTCCACCCCACTCCCAACAACCGCTGTCAGGATTAGAGTGCAGGGGAGTTGAGTACCACATCTCCAACTCGTTGGGAAGAATGCCAATCTCATTGGCTGCCCTGAGAAGGTCCAGTCGCACGGCATTCTTGTCGCTCGGACAGACCCTGTCATCAATCAGCATGTCATGAAGCTGAGCGTCCAGAATTATGGAAGCAGTTGCTATTATGTGCGCAAAGTGAGACAGTCCTGACTCAACATCATGATCTTGTCCGTTTTCCAGAGCAATTAGATGCCTGTAGATTGCTCCAATGTATCCAGTGAGAGATATGGGCTTCTCCCGCCAGTTCATTGGACCATACTTCATGGCACCAAGGCGACAGGCCATGGCTGCCTCAACCATGCCTGTCTTTGGCAGGAGATGCATCGGAACTCTGTTCAGAGCCGCCCTGTCCTTGGGGTTCATGAGCACTCCTTCTGTCCAGTATCAGGATCGATGTAGCAGGCAGCGCCCTCCTCGACCTCCGGGCCATTGCTGCCCTCGTCGGTTCCGAGAATGCCGAAGCGCTTTCCGCCTGCGTTGAATGTTGTGCAGCCCTTGGCACCGCCCTCCCATGCCTTGACATAGATGGCCTTGAAATCCTCCCATGCCATGTTCGGAGACACGTTGCAGGTCTTGGACACAGCTGAGTCAACAAGGCGAGCGCATGCTGCCAGAACTGTCACATGCTCCTCCGCTGTGACCTCCTCCGCGCGCTTGCCGAGCACGCCGAACTCGCGAGCACCATAGTCCGTCACGCGCTCCACAACTGGACCGTCGAAGGTCTGAATGGTGCGATCGTATCCATATGACCACACTGGCTCGATGCCAGATGAGACGTTGTC